CCAGATGACGTTGTCTTCTATCACGAGGAAGATTCGTGTCACAAAATAACCTCCGCCGTCGCTTTCGGAAATCGAATCGAGAGTATCGCGGTAGTCTCCTTCACCTTCGTGACGGTCCACTCTGCACCCTGCCCCTTAAACGTGATCGCATCTCCGACCTCTGGGTAGGGTGGGCGGACCACCACGAAACTACGGGAGAGTTTGCCGAGCTTGATCGTGATGCGCTTCATGACGGAGCCCCTTCTCTCAGCCATTGAAGCCAGCCGTCCAGCGTCTGAAGCTGACCCCATTCGAGTTCATCGAGACGGAGCCGATGCTTGATGCCGTATTCGTGCGACACAATCTGGATTTCCAGACCTTCGCCCACTTCGCCGAGGATCGCAGCGGCTGTTTCGTACGCCTCCAGGAATTCACGGGCTTCGATCTGCGCGGGGTCGCCGAAGCAAAGGGGTCTCGAGAGAATGATTCGAGCCATTTCGATGCAGGTTGCGCGGGAACCGGTTGCGGTGGCGCTCACGACGCAGCTCCTGCCGCCTTCGCCTTAAATCTCGTGATGGCTTCTGGGCACCTGCCCGTGTGATGGATGATCTTTCCGCATTGGCATCGGTGGGCATCGAGGGCTATCCGAATCTTTCGCCAGTACTCGTTCCACGCATTCTGGGCGGTCTGTTCATTGATCACGATTCAACCTCCAGTTAAATGCCCGGCGAGCCAACGAGAAAGAAGAGACTCACCGGGCAGGCTTGACAGGTTTCGCAGTTCGTAAATCTACCGAACGCTGCCGGCGGCTCGGCTTCTGACGACGTGAACCCGGTAGGAACACCCCACCGCGTCGCCTGAACTTTTGGGGGAGAGGGGTACAATCTTTTGAGCGACGCAAGGCGCGACCCGATTGGAGGAGCAGGCCGCGCCTCTGTTGCGTCGTCCACCCGGGCTGTTCGCGAAGGAGTGAGGCAACGCTGGACCACCCAAGTAGATTCCGTGAGACGATATAGCCATATTGAACTGACCACCTCTGGTGTGTGTAAGATCCCATCGAGAAGGGCTGCTGTCTCGCAGATGGCAGCCTTCTGTTTTTCGAACCCCAGCCGCTCTACTTCGCTCCAGCTCCTGTCGACTGCTCCGCGCCCGCAATCACCGCGGTGCCGTAGTCGGCAAGCAGTGATGTCTGAGCTGTTATCCAGTCCTTGAAAGCCACCGGTCCGGCCTTCTGTGCGACCTGCGCCGCCTTCAACCAGCCATGCTGGTACGTTGTCATCCGCGCCTCGATCGTCGAACCCTTACGGATCGAGAGCAGTAAGTCATTCTGAGGTCCCGGTTTTTCTCCTGGCATCGTCTTCTCTCCTTTTTGAAATGAAACTGCCGGTCTAGTTCCCGGCTGCCACTGGCACTCAATTTCTCCAGCCGTCACCACATCTTTGGTCGTGGGCCAATACCGAGGAGATACGACCCCTCTCCCGCTCTCCTAAAACATAGCGGTGGAACTGAACTACTTACCTACGCTGAAGGGGTACGGGCGAGGATAGCGTCGGCGAGCGGCTTGGATGAGGCCGCATACTGCGCCGTGACTCCGGAAATGGCGGTGGTGGCGGCATCGACAATGGCCTGGTTTTCTATGCCGGCCTTTTCGAGGGCGGCGGTAACGGCGGTGGTAACGGCCTCGTTCATGGCGGCTCCAATTCCGTTAATGAGCGTGGTTGCGCCAGCTTCAACGGTGGTGGTCTGCGCTACCTGGGCGGTGTCATCGGCGATTGCCTGATTGAGGGCGGTCAAATCTAATGGCATGCGTTTGGTGCTCCTTTTGGGTTTACTTACTCTGGGCGTCCAAGGAGCTTTGCAACTCCTCAGTGGATTTATGTTGAGCCACGGTTCCTGCTTTTTCCCGCGCTACGAAGTCATCGATCTGCTTTTGCTGAGCGCCTTCGAGATAGGCTACGAAGGCTGCCAGCGCTGGCACATCGATACGGACACTACCTGTTACGTTGATCGTCAAAATCCTACCTCCCAGCGGGCGCGTTGCCGGCGCCGCGGCTTTTCCTCCTACGTTGCCTCCGCTACCATAGAGGTGATCGCAGCCATGAAGTGATCCGGGGCTCCTGCGGTGGTGCGTGGGGGCCTCCTCTGTATTTGAGTCTGGCCGTTCAATGTTTCAACTCCGTGATTGCGCTACGTGGGCCCCGAAGTCTGCGCAACAGCCGGCAGGCGTGATCCTTGTGATAGTGAACGCCAAACTTCTTTTCGATGGCCTTCACGAGTCCTGCGCTAGTGATCTGTTTTTCTTTGCAGAATCTGGCAACCTGCGCTAGTTGGCCGGGCGTGAGCTTTGAGGGGCGGCCACCACCAGTGCGTCTGTGGAGAGCGTCCATACCTTCATTGGAGAGGGTGTGTGCCCAGCGTGATGCTGTGGTTCTCGTTACGCCGTACTTTCTTGCGACGTTCGCCTGGCTGCCCTTGGTTCGGGTGAGCTCCCCGGCTGCGTTCAGGCGGCGGGCCTCCATTTCATCGCGGGTCATGAAACGCCACCCGATGGGACCGTCTTAGCTAGTTCGCTTGGGTAGGGCGCGATGCCGTTGATAGCACCCGCGACTCGAAGGGTGTCCAGCAGAAGTTTGGACTGTTTTGTGATTGCGAAACATGAGATAAGGCGGCCTATGACCTTTTTCACTGGGTCTTGCTCTAATTCGGAGTCGCCATCAGCTTTGGTAAGGAGCAGGTATTCGATTTCGTTCCACTCCGCGCGCGTTCTTTCACAATCAGCCCTAAACTCGGCTGGTGACGGTAAGGGCCGACCAGTGCGCCTACAATGTTCGATCAGCCGCTCTATCTGTTTCTCGCAGAACTCGAGATTTTCCTTCGTACGTTCCATTTCACGTTTTCCCCACCTTCTTCAATCCCTTACGGGAGAACATCCAGGCAGGCTCGCCCTGGCCGCTGACGTTCTCATTGACCGAATGGATGGTTCCCGCCTCCGCTTGCTTCCGTAGGAAATCCTGGGACAGCCCTGAATACTGGGACGCCTCGGCGAGTGTCAGCCATGGTTTCTTCGCCGGCATAGCGGTGCGTGCTGTATCGGCTCCGTCCCACTGGCTGCCGCCGTTGCTCTGACTATCGTTACTGCCTCTGTTACCGTCGCCGTCGTTGCCGCCGTTTCCCGCCGTGCTCCTCTCGGACATAAGCCGCGGATACCTATTTGGCTCCCCTCTGACAAGCGCCAGTATGTCGGCTCGGGAATAATAAACGCGCGCCGATTTTTCCCACGGCTTTTTCTCCTCTGCTCTCTTTGCGATATAACCATCCTTGGCTCGCCGTTCGAGTTGGCCGATGGCTCTCCCGAGTAGTTCGGCGGCTTCTTTTTTCGGAAGCCACTCATGGTCCGGTTGCTGCGGTTTCCCAGTCGTAACCAGGTCTTGTGGGTAGTCAGTCCCCTCTTCTCTATCCACGTTTGCTTAAAGCTCCTTTCGGTTGTCTGTTACTGCCACTTTCTCTTTCATCCTGCGGTTGATGCGGGCTAACGCTTCTTTGTGAACGGTATTCGGGTCGTCGGGCCGCTTGACTCGGTCGGTTATACGTTCCATCTCGACTACGGCGGGGCTGGGATTGGCCTCGCCGAACTCCGCGGTCCACATCCCGTGCATCTCGGGCCACAACTCTTCTAGCTGCCTGCGATCCGGCCCTTCACTGAGCCGCATCCACAAGGCGCGTAATTCGGTGGCGCGTTCGGAGCGACCGAAACCCAACTTGAGAAGTTTCATGACGCACCCCTTGTGTTCTTTTTCTGCGCAAAATACTCGCGCAATTCGCGTTCTTGTTCGGCCACCTGTTCTTCGTCCGCCGCTTCGTCCTCCTTCGTCTGGCGGTCGCGTCGCCACATGTCGACCCCCTCGCCTTGGAAGAATTCAGGCAGCTGTTTAAGCAAGACTCCCACGACCGTCGTCCGGAAAGCACCGCGCTGTTTAGCCGCCACCAGGTCCGGGATCAACTGAGCGGCACGGGCACCTATTTCGACCGCTGTCGCGCCCTGGCAGTTCCGGAGTAAGCGCCGGGCATCCGATTCGCTGAGAATTCCGCCGGCAGGAAGGAAGGCTTCAAGGATCGGCGCTATCGAGTCGGGGTGCGATGGCCGCGGGGGCGGGGCAGGGGAGTCCCCGGACCCACTCACCCGTGGGGATATCGCGACTTCGATATAATCGCCAGAGACCCGAACGGCGTATGACAGCGGTTTTCCGGTTCGGGCGCGAAGGCTTTCGACGGCCTCAATTATGGCGCTTGTTTCAGGTTCCTCTGGAGCCAAAAAGGGCAGGGCAGTCGACACCGTAATGAATTGCGGTGTGTTTTCGCGTAAGCCCTCTGGAATCAGCATCGCGTTCGCCTTTTTTTCGCCCTCTGCGTTCCCTTTTTCTTCGCCTTGCAATTCACCCTGAGGTTTCGCCCCTGTTTCGCCTTGACCGTTTGCCTCGGTTTGGCCGGCCGAAAGTAGCTCGAACCGGTTGATCCGCATCTCGCCCGCCACCACCTCGAAGTCGAACGAGACCTGCTTGGCGACGTCCTCGCTGAGAACCAGTCCGGAAATAGGCGGGGTCTCGATGCGCTCCGACCCCCGCGCCTTGAACCTGGCCTTTGGCTTTTCCTCCGTCGGGATCTCGTCCGGTTTTGCTTCCGGCGCCGGTTCCGCGGCGGCCTCTTGCCCAGCTCCCGGGTCTGGCTCCGCCTCCGGATCAAGCACCTCATGGAAGTGGAGGAACGAAACGGTGAACTGAAACAGCCGGTCCTCGGAGACCATCCTCGCCACCGCGCCGCGCTTCAGAATGTCCGACAGGTTGTATTCGACCGCTCGCAGGCTGAAACCGATCTCCTCGGCGAGGTCCCGGATCGACATCGGCGCCGTCGCCAAGCCATGGACCCGGTTGTCGCTCCACTTTGCCGCCGGCACGTCCGAGTATTCGTGGCCCGCTCGATAGTTGTCGTTCATCGACGCATTGATAAAGTTCATCAAGGCCCAGGAGCAGCCGCTTGGCATTTTCTTGCCGAGCATTCGGAGGCTTGCGGGCGCGGGATACCACTTGCCCGGGCAATCGTTGTAGTCGGGGTGGATTTTCCACCTCGCCGGGATCCGTGCGGTAGTGGTCGCTCGAGGCTTGGGTGTGCGCTTGATCCGCGGCCGTTTTGTTTTCGGCGCTTGCTTGGCTTCGCGGACGCTCATTCAGCACCCGCTCTCTGCTGCGCGAATGACGCATCAATCGTTCGGGTAAGGGTACGCTCTAAAAACCAATAAGAGGGGCGTTTTGCGCTCATATAAAGTCATCCAATCGTGACGATCTTCAGTTGCCTTATAAGCGCGGGAAGGATTAAAATTGGTGTGTTCCACGGCTAAGTCATCGGCCGTGGGGCCCTTCGCACGACGCGCTTATGTTTTCGCCTTCATCAACTACGTTCAGCCCTGGAAAAGTCGAAAGTAGTTGTGTTGGTATTTTACGACGCCGCGTCGGCGGTGGACGGATGACAATTCCGGTCCGCAAAGAAATACAACAGGAGGGCGCGGTTGGAGCGCTGTTGCGGCTGGACGTGGAAGTGATTTCACGTAATGGAATGGTTTCGAATGCGCGGCCTAGGCCGAACTTCCGATAACATACATTATTGTCAAGTAGTTGAAGACGGCGTAACGGTGACGTTACTAAATGCGCCCTCCCTGAGTAAGTGCCAAGAGTCAGTACTAGTAGTACTAAGTCGAGTTGCGCACTTACTGACAATAAGTTCACGCAGCAGCCTCACGTTTTTTCGCCGCAGCATTCGCGCGCCGCGTTTCCCAAGCCCGAAGTAATTCAGCCCGACGTTGCTCGGGACTGAGCTTCGCCCAGCGCGCACTCACGACCTTTGAATTCTTGGCCGACCGTTTCTTTGGGCTCAGCTTCGCCCAACCAGCAGCGGCGGCACGACTATTTCGCGCGCTCCGCTCAGCGGGCGTTTCAGAGATCCGGTACGGATGGGGCGCGGCCACGTTTGCAAGTATGGTACCCGCCGAAAATAAACGCAAGGGGTTTCGGAAGTTATTTTCGAGCACTTTGTATCGGACCGCAATTCCTTGCGCCCTAGTGACCGCAAGCCATTGCGGGGTCACACCGCAAAGAATTGCGGGGTGTGACCGCAAACTATTGCGGTGAGGTGCCGCAAACTATTGCGGGAGGATACCGCAAAGAATTGCGGGGCCACGCATACCATGGCATGTCCTTCTGTGTATATAGATGCCTTAAGAAGGAAATGCGTAAGAAATAAAATAGCGGCAGCGGCGGCGGTTCGGAGGGTGTTTCTGCGCAGGAGAAAAGGACGGAACAAACGGAAAACGCCGCCCGCCGCCGCCGGATCCCGCGACTATTTTTTTAAACCACACGCGACGAAGGCCCGAACCCCGCGCGCTCCCCGAATCCAGGCTCGCTCCATTCCGCGATGCGGCCGGCGAGCTCGTCATGGACCAGCGTCAGAAGCCTCGCCCGGTCTCCATTTCCCACCAGGTCGAGCTCCGCGGCGATCACCCGGGTAATCCGTGAGCGAATCAGATCAAAGTCGAGTGCCACAAATCCCGACTCTTGCGCCATGGCATCCCGCACCAGAGGCTCGAGGAGCATAGCCCACATACCGCCTGGCGCGCTGACCCGCCCCACCTCGATAAACTTCCCCTCCGTCGCCTCCGAGCGTTCGTAGCGCCACAGGATGACCGTGTTGTCGCTCAGGTGGCGGTTGTGTCCCCGGGCGGGATTTTCGGCGCCGGCGAATTCGACGATGAGGGGTGTGCGGGGGAAAGTTCCGTTCGGCCACAATTCGGATTCGGGGATGGTTGCACCTGGACGCAAGAAATCACCTGTCCAGGCAAAGGGCGTCCGGGATCGCGGGTCGACCAGCTTGAGCAGTTTCGCGTAGGTTGGCTGGCTGCGCTTGATCCGAGACAGGGGAAGGCGGACTTTCTTTACGTGGTCCACGGAACTTTTAGACCCGGGATCGTCACTGCCTATACCCCTTTCGCCCAAATTTCAATTCGCAAATTTACCAGTACGCCGGATCGCTTTGAGCACCCTGAATTTGGAGACGGCCACTTGGTACTCAGTATACGCAGCGGGCGCTACGTATATCAAGTTACAGACAGTACTGGTACGGGCCGTTCGTAAAAGCGCTATACTCAGCGCTCGATGGGAAAGAAGGTAAAAGTAACGCAGGTTGTGGATGTAACGGAGTTAGGCAGGGCAGGGGGGAAGGCGACGGCGGCGAATCGTACCCCGGCTGAACGGAAGGCGGCAGGAAAGAAGGCTGTCGAAGCCAGGTGGAAGGCGTACTACAAACTGCACCCGGAGAAGTTGAAGGCGAAGAAGAAGAGGGCAGGGAAGAAGCAGGGGAAGGCGAGACGATGAAAAAGATTCTCATTGGTGTAGGGATCGCGCTTTTCGCGATGCATGGCGTGGCCCAGTTCCAAACAGGGACGCTGAAATCCTGGGGGCCGGTGCGCGGAGTATTTATCGATCCGCGAACCCACAATCTGAAGTTGGTATTTGAGGACACGGCCGGAACAATTCGCATTGCGATCGTGGACGAGGCCGAGGGCACCACCAAGATTGCGACTCAGATCGACAGGAAATAGGGCAGTTGTACTGTATCCCAACGACTGACTACTAAAGCGAAACCTCGAAGTTTTCAGACACATCCGTGCAACGATGAGGTGCAATGAAAATACTGCTATTGTTGGCCGCACTGGCGGTTCCGGCGTACTCCGCGGACTGCTACGTCCAAGGCTGGGACCACCTGAACGACATCTGGAAAATCAGCATCACCACCACTGACATGTTCCCGCAATCGCATGTTGAAGCCGTGATCGACACCACGCGGGACCAGGAGGCGGTGGTAGTCACATCCTCCGGGCAGCTCATTGCCGGCATAACCGAGTCGCCGAATTTTGCAACCGACGTCAAGAAATATTGGGACGCCGCGACATTCAGCGACCTCTGCACGCTTGGGATAAAAACAACGGTTCTCCTGCAAAAGAACGGTGCATCATTCGGCAAGAGGATTGCGCGGTACGTGTTCGTGGTCTCTCCATCTGGATTCCACCTTGACGAGAAGAAACAGCAAGTCACAACTGCAAGCACCGTTTCCGGCCGGGTGCGCTATGACGTCTACGATTCGAACGATATACTGACAGGCTCGATCAACGGAACTTTTACAGGAGCCTCAATATCGAAGGACTCGTTTGCCAACGATGACGATTCGTTCTGGCAGATTCAGTGACGCGCATCAGTTCGATAGGGTGCCAATGAAAACTGAAAAACCTCACGAGTCGCGTCTAGCCGCACTTCTCAACGTGTTCGGCGTATTGGGAATACTGGCTACGGCATTTCTGCTGGCTGATATCGTTTTCTCGCAGCAGATCAACAGTATCAATCTCATTGCCGGTAGTCTCTGTGGATTCGCGAGTCTCGGATTATTTGCCGCCGCCTCAATCATCGGCAGGTTGAAGGCGATCGTGTTCTACCTGGAGGCTGCGCACGTTTCTGAGAAGCCGATCCATTGAATATCCCAACGAAATAGACGTCCGACATAGTCGCGACATCCAGATGCGACAGTCGCACGTCATGACCGCGGCTTCGACGACAACCCCATCCAAACCCCACCCTCTTTTCCAGGCTCGATCCAACCAGTCCATTCTGAAATCCTGGACGGATCGACTTGGTTTATGTGCCGCACGAAATCCTTCAACACCCTACGGCCCCAATCCCAATAGCGGTCATCGCGGTAGTCGGTGAAGTCGTGCGGGTCGATAAACCGAAGCATCTCGAGCGTGCCGGTGAAGTCGCTGCCGAAGATCTGCTGGGCAATTGTTGGCATTTGAATCTTCGCCGGTAACGGAAGAAGTACAGGTGCGATCGCAGCGGCTCCAAGGGACGCGAGAAAGAGGCGGCGGTCCATAATTCAAGTATGGGCTCGGCATGCACCGGACGGTTCAAGCGAAACTGATCTTGGACTTGAGAAAGAGGGACGGAGACCTGTGCCATATTTGCGGGCTCGTGATGGCCTTCGACCGCACGGGGCGAGAGTACTGTGCGAGTCTGGACCACGTAATCCCCATATCCAGGAGAGGAACCTACAGCCCGAGCAATTTGCTGCTGGCGCACCGCTGGTGCAACTCCCGCCGCGCGAACCGGGAGATCGGCAAACTCCACATAATCCGAATGGCCTGTCTTCAACACTGGTGGGGCGAAAATGGCTGGGTCGCCATCAAGTCGCGGAATCTTATTCCCACAAGGATCAGGAACTTAAAACGCAGCCCGATCAGTTTAGACCGCTATCGATGGGAGGATGACGGCGGCTTTGTTGGAGGCATGGTCAGGGAAGTTTAACCCCGAGAGTTTCGCAGGCCATTTCGTACCGCGGACGGAGGCGCTCCGGGCAGTTCGGTCGCAGGTGGTCGATTAAATCGGCAGTCTTGACGGCAATGGCGAGATGGTCGCCTGAATCCTTGATCTGCCGGATGTATTCAAAATACGAGGTCGTGGCTTCATCGCGAGTCAGCCTCACAACTGCAAAAACTATGCGGGCTGAAATTCCGGCCGCGAGCAAATCGGCACCTGTAATCGGGCTGTCCTCGATGACATCGTGGAGCCACGCCACGGCCTTTTCGTCGTCCCCGGTTACGAGGTCGACGACCCGCTCAATATGGCGGATGTAATCGTCCCCTGTGCTCTCTTCCGTTTGTCCGAGGTGGGCGCGTCTTGCTATTTCCTCTGCCATCCGTAATATCAGTCCGGGCACCTTCGAAGTTTACCGCCGCGCTGAATAAAGGCGTAGGGTTGTGGGAAGGAGCTGCTTAAATGCCAACCTGCCCGAACTGCCGAACCTGGGTCTTCAATCTGAGACTCCACTCCAGGAATTGCACTGGTGTCCAGACCGATCGTGTCGATCCAGTCGCTGAATACACTTCAGTCGGGTTCAACAATACGCCATTCGACGACGCGCCATGGCCTCCATCACCCGAGATTTCGCAGGACACACCGGCATTTCAAGGATTCTCTGGAGGCGATTCTGGTGGAGGCGGGGCTTCGAGCAGTTGGGATAGCCCGTCTGATTCCAGTTCTTCTTCAAGCTGTGGATCGACGGACTCGGGTTCGGGTAGTAGCGGCGGGGATTCTTAAGGCATTATGCCCAAACGTATTCTTTTCCTGGATCGCCACCAGGTCTACGCCGTCCACTGTCTGGATGGCGTGACCAACCTGCAGGCTCCGGATCCGTTGTAGGGTTCCACACGACAGCCGCTGCGACCGCAGCGATCGGAGAGTCGTATCACCAGGCGTCGTCCACAACAATCGATACCTCATTGGCGCTGATCGTGACGCGAGCTCTGTCGAAGAGAAGCGGCTCAACCGTGATCAGGCGGCCGTCAGCAGCTTTGATCTTGAATAGCGTGCCGTACACCTGGGTCCCTCAGTTTCTTCTGGATGTCGGGTCGACGGGATGCACCACGTGTACAGTGATGCCGTCTCGCCTCAGCACTTTGATGTTTTCATCAATTGTTTCGGAAGTGGCGAGCAGCTTCTGGTATTGCCATCTGTGAGCGCAGACTGCAAGCACGCCCCACAGAATCACGAAAGGGAAGATCCAGATATTCGGATAATGGACAAAGTACCCGACCTGAACCCCGAGTATAAAGACGCAGAAGTACCTCCACGTCTGGGCGAACCATTCCGCAACTTGCAACTTCGTGAGTTTCATTTTCAGGTGGCGGTCTCCGGGACAACGTTGAGGTCGAGACGCTCGATGGTATCCCCGGGATGTTCTGCAGCCAGGCGCGCGACGACCGCGGCGTGTTGCGTTTCCGCTTCGAGCCAGGTCGAGCAGCGCTCTTGAAAATCCAGAAACTCGGTAGGATTGCGGCATTCGAAACAGTGGCAGTTTTCATGAGGCCGAATCGACTCAATATAGGCCATCGTCTCGAACAGGATTGGCGGCTCGCTCCAGTTGCCTGAAAATGATCGATGGAAGTTGTGGTCGAGGCCGAGGAAAACCGTGGAGACCGTAATAGGGCCGACGCGTGTTAGCGCCACCCTGCGACCGTCCCCTCCCATCGAACTCGCCCACTCCATCAAGTCGTCGCACTGTACCGGCGTCTGACCGACGAGAATGTACCGGCCCTCGTTCATATATCTATTTTTCTATATAAACAAATCGGCGCGAACCTGACAGAGGCCACCTCCCCCAAGATTTACCACCGGCCAGATTCGCGCCTGCTACTCGACACGAAAAAGAGTCTAGCGCACAACGGGTTTACAAAAAGTGCCAAGGTTGAGGTATCGGCACAACAGCCACCCTCGAAACCATCCTGGTCGTAGACGATGATCCAGCGGTCCTATCGACCGTTGCCGCCATCCTGCGTCACGCTAATTTCGAAGTCCTCATAGCCACGAGCGGACCAGCGGCCGTCAAACTCGCCCAACAACGAGCTGGCAAAATAGATCTGCTACTCTCCGACGTGGAGATGCCGGAGATGTCAGGACCGGCATTGGGTGTAGTCCTGAAGGCACTTTGGCCAGATATCCGCGTGATGTTGATGTCCGGTGGGAAGGGCGACGGCGCCCTTTTGGTGCTGAATTACGGGTGGGCGTTCATTGAGAAACCATTCGTCGTGAAGAAGCTGGTTCAGATGATCAACGATGTTTTGCACTCGCCGGACCGATCGCAGCCAGGCGGGAAAGAATTCGACAGCCGGAAAGATACGAAGGTCTGAGCGTTCTCCATCAGGCTGAGGTCACCTGCGTCATATGTCAATTTTGATATATTTCACCCGCCGAGCCTCCGCGCCCGTTCCGCCCGCGCCTTCCTCGCCTCTCGTGACAGCCACGCGGAACGTGCAGCAATAACGAAAGCACGAAAGCACGAAATACCGCGAGATCGCAGGAAGCGGTAGTCCGCCATCACTCGCTCACCCCGAGGCATGATCGGAGAATCAGCAGTCCAATCATGAGCCCAATAAAGAGAATCGAGCACCACAAAAGCCTCCTGCTCGGCTTCTGGTTATCCACTATGAACGCCTTCCCTGCTGCTCCGATATTGCGATCGTTGCCGCGAGCGCACGCACATCACAGAAGGCGGGAGCGATCACCAGGCCATGTTTCGCGGCGTAACCTACTGTGACCGCTGCAATTTCGACGGCCTCCCGGTAACAGCGGGCGAGCTGAACTGCGATCGTCTCCCCGTTGCCGTTCATGGGTACGTTTGCGGCAGTTGCGGCAATTGCGGCAGTTGCGGAGGCTGGTGCTGGTTGCCGGGCGGTGCTAGGGTTGGAGTTGACTGTCCCCGATGTACCTTGATTCCCGGCGGGCTGAGTACCTTTCGGAGCAATGCCCGCCGGCTCCTTCCCCACTACAGGCTCAATTTCCAACTCGATAATGCGGCGGTTGCCGCGCCGTACTTCCGATTTGTAGACGCAAAAGACCTCGCCCGGTTGGATGAGCATCTGTTTAATTTTCTGCCCAACTACGATATCCGTGTACCATTTCCGACCGTCGGTAAGTTCAAAGCAGATTTGATCTCCGTCGTATCGCGAGTGAGTCGGCTGTCCCTCGATCGACTTGAGCGCGACCTCCTTGGGTTCGAAGTTTGGAAAGAACTTGCTGCTCGTGCGCGGTGGTGCTGTTGTTCTGTTCTGTGGTGCTGCCGTTGCGGTTGCCATTTTACTTTTCTCCCTCGATAATCTCCGTGCTGGTCCACTCAAGCAGGCTGCGATTTGCATCCCAGGTAGCCTCCACGATCCCCAGTTCCGCGAGTCCTGTCGCCCGCAGGAACGCAGTGCAGGTGATACAGCTTTGGCTTATTGTTTTGTTCTTCGTTAGCGGGTAACCGGACTTGTCGTCCGTTGGCTGCACTGCGAATCGGCCTGCTTCCCTATCCCAGAGGAGAATCACGCGCGACTTGTCTAGTAGAGCCGTTGCAGCTTTGTTGAAACAGATGCGCTGTGGACCGCATCGGATCTGCGGTGTGGTCCCGCGAGACGACAGCAAATGGCTGCCCAGTCGAAATGTTTCATATGCCATGATTTCCCTTCTCCTTTTCGTATCGTGCGTTAAATTCGGCGATGAGTTCAAAGCGATTCAGTCCCCAGTGCTCCCAAAACAGTTTTCCAATCCGATGGTGCGAGTGCGGTCCCAGCGTGTGGTGTGTCAGGCATAAGGGAATCGTTTGGCGGTCCGGCGCCATCTGGCTCATCCCCCGAAGTCCCACATGAGCCGCCTCGATCCGGATCAACACGTAGCGAACCGGCTTGATATCCCACGCGCTGCAAACGACGCAAGGCTGTTTCCTGATCCACTTCAGGTATTTGGCGTCCGGTTCAGACCCGCGCCTGGGCCCGCCGATCCGCGTCTTCCGGACTGGAGTGCGAGCGGTCACGCCATCCTCCTGGCCTGCTCATTTTCCGTTTCAATCTCTTCCGCCGGCAGCTCGTCGCGGTAATTCTCGAATTGGTCCAAGCTGGGGAGCGCTTGCGTCGTTCGGTCGACATCTATTTGCTCCCCCTCCTGAACCACGCCCGCACTGATGCTCACTCTGTTGGTGGGCAAGCACTCCCCCGGTGCAGGCGTGAAATCAATGAAATCTGAAAGGCGTTCAAGGGTGGACATGGTTACGCCACCTTCCTAGGGTTTGTGCGCGCGGGCATGGCGATCGGCCTCGCGTCCACCTCCGGTACGATCGGGCCGGCCGTCTCCTCGGTGATTGGCGCCCACTTGGTGTTCTTTTGCTCTTCCGCCCAGCTCGCGATCATCCCGAAGTCTTCAGAGCCGATGCGGGATCCGCAAACGTTGCACTCGTAGAAGTCTTCGACGAAAGCGCCGGTATCCGGATCTCGGTCGAGGCACGGGTGAAGCGTGAACATCGCCGGATTGTCGCAGCAGCGTACGAGCTTGCCGCCTGTTCCGCGGGGCGTGGATTCGATAGTTACATCCTCCATGTCGCGTTGGTCGCGGGCCATGTCTGCCGCTTCGCGGGCGTCGTTATCGCGGTTGTGATCTTGCTCGTCGTAGCGGTGGTCGGTGTAGTTCATGGGGCCTTTTTGTTACTCCTTCAGTATGAGCTAGTCATACCGCTGTGTCAAGCTAAACAAAAAAGAAAGGTTGGTTCTTTTTCGAGCGCTCTGTTAAGCTGTGGAGTGTATGGCTAAAAAGAATCCCCATGCTGTAGCGCTGGGTCGGATCGGTGGTAAGAAGTCGATGGCGGTGAAGTCAGCCGCGGAGCGTTCAGGCTTCGCAAAGGCTGGTGGAAAGGTGGGAGGGAAAGCGCGGGCGAAGGCTCTGACGCCTGCTGAGCGTACGGCGATCGCAAAGAAGGCAGCGAAGAAAAGCGCGGAGGTTCGAAGCAAGCGGGCGGCGGAGCGGAAGGCGAAAGAGGGGAAATAATACCGTCTCTAAGTACTAATTCGCCTTGTGTTGGTACTCACATAAGAGTACTCTTAGATATGACGGCGAACGAGTTGAAGCGATGGCTCAAGAAACAGGGATGCACCTTCACTCAAGGCACCAAGCACACCATCGTGCACCTCAGAGGCGAGTTCACAGAGATCCCGCGCCACCCGTCAACAGAGATCAAGACCGGGACCTACAACGCCATATTGAAAAAGCTCGGTCTCAAAAAGTGAGGAGCCCCATGCAGATCAACGCACTATTCGAACCCGACACCGAAAACGGAGGTTTCGTCGTCACCTTCCCCGATTTCCCCCAAGGCGTTACCCAAGGGGACTCCGAAGAAGAAGCAACCGAGATGGCAGTAGACGCGATCTCCCTTGTCATCGAGGAATTAATCAAACGTGGAGAGGAAATTCCACAGCAGGGTAAAGTCCGGGGCCGGAAATACCGCGTGATCGAACTCCCCGCGCTGGCGGCCGCGAAAGTGGAACTCTATCGGGCTTTTCGCGCCTCGGGTATTCGAAGAGCTGAACTCGCCCGGCGTATAGGGATTTCAAAAGGCAACGTTGAGCGCCTCTTCAGTTTGAGACACCGTTCACGCCTCGATCAGATCGAAGCTGCGCTTGCTGCAGTCGGGAAGAAACTGACGGTTCTCGTGCAAGCAGCGTAACATTCAGCGTCATCGCAGACGATTCCGCGCTATAGTTGGGCTGCTTGTGTTGCCGGCCCGCTTTGACACGGACCGGCATTCGCACTCGGACGGTACTGGAGGTACCGGACAAATGTACAGACTCATTATCGCAGCGGCTTTCTTCTCAGCCACAGCCTACGCCTCGCCAATCACGTACAACTACACCGGAAACGAATTCACCCATTACGTTGGGGGATGGGAAATCTACTTCCCAGGTGGGCACGTGACGGCTTCTGTCACAACCGACAACGGGTTAGTAACCGCCTGGGGCTTGTACGGCAGCCGCGGCATGGGCTTCACCAGCTACATCCCACCAGGATGCCCGCCGTATGCGCCCGCCTGCTACCCGCAAGGATCGGCAAGCATAACGGTCGATGCGGATGGTAACGTGACCGACTGGTACGTTAACGGGTTCAATTCACAATACGGCTACTTCGGCGGCGGCGCGGGAACATCGCCACGGGGGGATTCCGCCTATATCAATAACCTCGTCGCGGAAGCCGCTTTTTCAGACGTTCCTGGCGTTTGGACTGTGCAAGGCGCGCAGGTAACCGTTCCGAACCCAGAGCCACGTACGGCATTTCTTATGCTGATCGCTATAGTCCTCGCTGCTGGATTTGGCCGCGGCGGATCACCGTTGAGCCGCTGTCCAGGTACGCAACCCGATAGAACGCGGACGCCGGCAGCGCGATAGAGCAGGTTCCTGCAGAAACACTAACCGGCGAAGTGGTGGATCCGAGCGATGATGTCGAGCCATGCTCGATCTCGCAGGACGCCACGCCGGCCGGCGGTGTGAATTGCAGCACCTGCACCGGCGTCGCTGGGGTGGTTGTGAAGGAGAGAATATCGTAATGCGCGGACGCACTTCCTTGAGTGCCGCAAATTCTCTTGCCCTGGTAATTTGTTGAAGCGGAAAGGCCCGTTACTCCAACTGACACCCTGCCACCAATCACAGCAGCGCCGCTATCGGTGATGCTGACCGTCGGCGATCCGCTGTAGGACGTATTGGGCCAAAGCTTGATCGAGCAGACCTGGCCGTCCGAGAGGTACGAGATCGCGGCCGTCGTTGAGCCCGGCGAAATTTGGCGGGCGGAACGAACCGAGAACTGCGCCACTCCCTTTTCTACGTCGACTCCCTTTGCCCCGGTGATCGCTTCGATCTCATCGATGTCCGCTCCGATATCCCGTGCGTCTGCGGCGGGATAGGTAGCGGCCATGCCCGCGGCCAGCCGAAGATTGCTTGCCCTGTAATTCGAACCAGTCGGCGGTAGCGCGTTGTTGCGCTCGTTAAACGTCTGGAATAAGAGGGACGGATCGGGGGTCAACCCGCCCGGCATGGTGTCCGTGTATTGGACGAGGTACGTGCATTTGCCCATCGTGCCGGTGGGGCAAGCTGGATAATTTGTGGGAACCGTAGACCCGTAAAAGTACCCTGCACGATTCATTAATATGTTATTGTTCAGCACAGCCGTGCTGTCAATCAGGCCGCTATTGAACGATTGTACGTAGCCCCCACCAAAATCCGGAAGCCACCCGTTTCCGATATCGCCAATTACGCCGAGGTGTGTTGTCGCTGCAACGTGCGCAAATGGGCAACCGCCACCCGGACAAGCTCCCGTAGTACCGGAGAGCGGATTCTCCGCGCCAAATCTATAGGGCACGGCGATGTTTGAGTCATAGGTCGTGCCGAATGCAAAGCTCGGAACCACGAAGTGCCTCAGATCGACTCCGGTGTTGTGTTTAACTATCCACGAACCAAGGGTAGGCTGCTGGGTAGAGGGGTAGCCTGCATTCGATTGCAGCACCATGTAACCGTCCCGCCCGAATCTGGTGTACTCGGACGATCCGATATCGATGAAGAGATTGTTCTCTATGGTGTTCTGTACTGACTTTCCGAAGCCAGCCCACTCCCAAGAGGCGATATTCCCCCCGATTTGGACTGCGTAGGTTTCGCCGGTTCCACCGATACCGGCAGCGAGTCCGCGAAAGATATTATGCCGAGCAGTGCTGTAACTGCTAGAGGTTGCCGAGTTAATCGGGTCACCCTGGTAGCTACCATTACCCGAAACGGTCCAGTGAATCCCTTCACTCTGGCAGAACGTTCCATTGTCACAATTTGTCTGGCGATCGAATACATTGCCTACAATATTCCAGTAGTCGCCGTACTTCGACTCGATGTGATTCTTCTGGTACACGTGGCGCATCTCAAAATAGAAATCCCCCTGAAATCCCCCTGTGTCCATCATTGCGATTCCCAGGCGACTGGAGGTTGTTGGGAAGGACGGGGTAGCGACGAAGGTGCAGACTACCGAACCTGGACATGTTACGGTGCCAAGAAACGAATAATCCATGTGAATGACGCCGCCGAGGCCATAGATGAAGCCGCACCCCAACTGTCCCAGACCTTGGGCAGTCAAGTAATTTGGACATCCTCCAGTCGGCGCGCCAACCGTGACCGTGAAGGTTGAATTCGTCGGATTCTGTGTCCAAACGTGTCGAGAGATCGTTGGGTTGGCCGGACTATAGTCAGGCGCAGATTCGTTACTCTCCCACCAATAACACTGTGCCGTCAGGTTAGATGCGTCTATTGTAGAGCAATCAGTACCGCTCTCAAGTTGTTCAATAGTAAAATGCGTGCTATCAACCAACGTCGGCCATAGGCCATGAAAATACTTTAAAGGCTTCCACAGCCAGTTTCTTTCAACGCGTAAACCCTCTGTGTTCCTGACTCCCGCAAACCAGGGGTAGTTGCCACCGCTGAAGATGTTCTCTGTGGCGCCCTTTAATTCATTGTCGTGAATGTAGACGTTGCTTGTCGAAGTGATGCCAATGTTCTGGGTGTCGTTGTATACGCTGTAGCTGTTCTCAACAACGCTCCACCCAACCTCCAGGTTTCTCCCAGTGATATTGATGATGGACATTGGAAAGTCCTCTTGGTCATCGTGGCCGTGCGCCCAGCAGCGTAGCAGGTTAATTCCGAAGTGCTCACCGAAGTTGCTATTGACACCACCCTGAGCAAAGAAGACGTAATAAACCTGATTATCGTCAGGGGGAAATAGCTCAATTCCGTCGAAGACCATGTCGTAGACGGGGTTCGCGCCAAAGATTCGGAATCCATTGCTGAACCCGCCGCCGTTGTAGCCGTTCACTGCTTGCGCGAAGGTGACAGGGGACCCTCCGAGGGTTAGAGATAGTTGCACGCTCGTTGTGGTAGGAGCCGACACCACATACATATCGCTCCCGTCCATGGCAGGGAGTGGCGGAATTACCACCGTAAAATCCTGACCTGTTGGATCATACGGGATTCCACTAATCGGAGTGTTCGCCCAATTGGGACCTAGGATAATTGGCGAACCGCCCAGGGTAGCAGACACCTGAAACTTGTCAGCGTTTATTGGCCAGGACGACCCCGTGGCAAAGTTAATCACATAGTAAGGCGTGTTCAGTTGCAGTGGGGGAGGTAGCGTGCGTCCGGCGAAGTAAACGATCATCCCGTTTGCGAGATGGGTATCGAAGCGAATATTGATAAACCCCACCCTGCTGGCTTCGCATACGGCGATATCAAATCCCATAGTGAAGGATGCGCCAGACAATAAACCGCCACTAGCAGAGAGTGTGACGGAGGTCGAGCTATTAACCGCCGTGATCTGGCATGGATTGCAAGGCGCCCCCGCAATCGTCATGTAGCCACCGATCCACTGAGACGTGAAAGTGGGACCCGAGAGCCACGTCACCGCGGTTCCGCTCACATTGACGGTGCCCGCGGTAGAGAACGGGTTGTTGTACGGCATGTTATATGGAGGAGCGCACAAGCTACCGCAGTAGTAAGCTGAGAACCTTTGGGCCGCTACAGTCACCTTCTCGCCTATGGTGAAACCGTGTGGCGCATTGGTGGTTAGCGTGGACATCGCAGACGGCAGTAAAGCGAACGCCATGCCGTTACCAAGCGTGACCTGCTCGATCTTTGCCAGTGCAGGACTATTGCGAACGATCCTGGTGTTCCGTGGATAGGCGTCGATCCGCGACGATTTGAAGGTGAGTCCATGGGTTCCATCCGGCAGAACGAGCGGACCCGCGTTGTTATAGCCCGCCTCGATGACGATGGTGTTGCCAGGAACTGCCGCATTGCCCGCTGCCTGGACCGTCGTGTAATCGCAACCACTGGCGCAGACAGTAAGCGTGCCAGCGGGTGGAGGTGGGGGTGGCGGTGCTCCCGCATATTCGAACGCCCCTATGTCCCACGGAGCGGTGCGCGTCGTACCGAAATAATCGATGGTGAACCCCGAGATGGTTGCTCCAGCATTTTGCGCTGGGCTACCGCTCGACCACTGATAATCTACAGCCGAGGTGCCGCCCGCATTCGTGAAGCCAGGATTGGCGCTGATGCTGTTCGCGTCCTGACCGGATAAAGTTTTCCACCCGGCAAAGCTGGTTGCGGGGGTGACTCCCCATGTGGCAAAGTTGGTCGGAATCCCTCCTCCGGTGTCAACAAAGAAAAGGTCGTTATTGTCCAGCACGATTCCGGCAGAGTGGTCCAGCAGCATCAGTCCGTACTGCGTCTCGTTCGACCCGCCGATAATGAGGTTGTTTTTGATTATGGTGGGTGCAGCGCACCCGGCCGGACATGGGGTCACGACAAGGATCTCGTTTCCCCCGGAGGTCTGGGTGGCATTAAACAACGTGTTGTTGTAAATCTCAGCACTGGCACCATTCCCGATGTCAATGTTGTGCTCTGTGTTCAACAGAAAGAAGTTGTTACGGAGGATTACACCTCCTAAAATTCCGCCACCTGCGTTGACTTCCGTCCCGGACAGGTTGTGGTGCGAGATGTTGTTGTAGGCCACCACATTAGCGCCGGTGATATCAAGGCCGGCCCGATTGACGTTGTGGTACAGAAGACTGTCATGGATGACGCAGCTTGGTTGCCAGACAGCGGCACCATAATCGCCGTTGTCATGTGAGGTTATATTGTAGATCTCGCACGTTCCCGTTAAGGTAGGGCTCGCCACAAAGAATCCGGTGTTCGCGCAATCATGAAAAACGGAGTCATGCACCAACAGTCCGTCGGAACTACTCTGCATGAAGCAATGCCCTGCGGAATCGTGCGAGTTCATGTTGAACCCGATAAAATCATTCCCGGTAACGCCGATACCGCCGAGAGTCCCGCCCTTGAACTCACCGCCAGATATCGTTAGATGATCCTGGTTACCTTGCACCGCGTATTGGCGGGTGTTCTGGCCATCTACGATTGCGCCAGAGTCGAAGGCGAGAATCAAGCGGGCGGTGATGGTGGTTCCGAAAGCATACCCCGAGGCAGCGTTGACCTGCACGTTGTAGGTGCCTGCCGTGAAATGCAGGGTATTGGAAGCCGTAAATACTGTGCCCGTTGTCGGGCAATCTGCCTGTAGTGCTGCAAAGGCAAGAGCGTACGTGGCGTACGTCTGCCCTGAACCAATATTGTAGGTCGTGCCTCCACAGGCCCCGAACGCGGCACTGGACGCAGAGAAGGCTGCCAGGAGCAAGAGAAATAAGGTTTTCATGTGGGTCGCCGCTTTACGGTTGGTGAGGCATGTATTCTACGCACCAGTGATTTAGAGTCACAGTTCCGGTGGTTGCAACCCTGGCCCGCAAGCCTACCGTCACCGCGCCGCTGATTGACTGAGTAGCTGTTCCGCTGTACCCGCCAGTCGCGGCGGCTCCAGCGCCACCGTTGTTAAATATCGAGTCCCAGATTTGCGCGCTAGAACCCGTGACATTGATATTTGCTGTGATTGAATTAGGGGCCGTAGTGAATGAGGTGCAGCAAACTGCCAATAGGGGCAAATCGGTCGACCCAAAGAGAAGTTCCACGTCGCTTGATGCCCCTCCTGTGTTGGTCCATACAGCATGGACAGTGATCAAATCTCCCACGCTCACACTGGGCAGAGAGACGCTATCGAGGGTCGTCAGAGAGGTTGCGCTCGTTGATGTCCCGGGGTTGGTGCATTTAGGGATCGTTGGGACGTTCGTGGCACCGCCCCCTCCTCCACCGAGGCCTGCTTCGACGACGCGAATCTTGTCGGCCGCCAAGTCGTACCAGATGCGATAGATGGCTACTTTGAGGTCTGCTGCTGTTAGCGCTGTTCCGTCCTGCTTCACCATGGTTTTGGCGCCGCGGCCATCAATATTGAGCGTTGGCGTGGTGCCGCTGTTGGTGATGTCGACTTTCCAAAACAAGGTTTGCTTATCGTCGTAGCCGGCTAAAGCGGTGTTGCAGGTTGCCGTGTAAACCGTTCCGCTGGCCGAACTCGAAGTGCAGATCTGGGGATTGCTCGAACCCGTTTGCAAACCGGGAAGGGTCGGAACCACTGCCGTATCGATTTCGAGCCTGGTGCCAGTCGCTAAGTATGCCGGCACGATCCCGAATCCGCCGCCTATTACGGGCGTGGTCACCGCGTAATCGGTTCCCCCTTTCGACAAAATCTCTACCATCTGCCCGAGGCCGAGCGTGATATTTCCCCCGCCGTTGAGGGTGTTGCCATTACCGGATAGGGTCAGCGCCACCGCGTTTAAATTCTGCACCCACCACCGCACGCCCGTCGGAACCACTGCCGGCAGTGTGAGCGTTCCCCCCGCCGATACACTCATGGGAATCAGCTTGCCTGTGTCCGTCGAGGAGGTCGTGTAGTTTGCGGTCTGCGTCGCCAAGGTCCCTATGTAGCCGGTCCCAGAACCACCACCTCCTCCGCCCGCCGCTGCCTGGAACGTCGGGTCTACGCCTGGACCGTTCGAAGTCAGCACTTGAGTCGCGCTGCCGACTGCCGTGTAGGTGTTTGCTTGCCCCGCTCCACCGATTGCTACGCCGTGATTGGTGGGTGTGCCGGTTAAAGCCGTGCTCGATGGCGCTTTCGTGTTGAGCTGGGTCTGCACGCTCGAGGTGGGATCGAGGAAACCGAAGGTCGCGGGCGATACTCCATTGACGGTCTTATTCGTAACGGTCTGCGTATCGGTTGTGCCTAGGATCGTTCCCGCGGGAAAGGTTGGGAGTCCGGTAATCTTAGTGCTCGCGATCGAGTTTACGGAGACGTCCGTGCGGGCCGCCCCGGAGTTATCGACGGCCGTGAATTCGGCGCCGAAATTGAGCGTAGTTCTCGCCGTTAGCGGAGTTCCAGCAGAGGCAACCGTCGCGTAGCCGCCAGCTCCCGCGGTTGCGCTGAGCGTGCAGTCTGTCCGTGTCGCACCGGAGTTATCGACACAGACGACCGTCGCATTTGTGCCGTTAATCCAGTTGACGATGGGCCGCTGTGTCTGCGCTGTGCCGTTCGCCTGCAGGGTCTGATAGAACAGCGTGGGCCTGCCGCTGAGGTCCGAGTAGGCGCCCGTCGTCGCGACCGTTGCGAATGACGGCCAGGTCGAGGGAGCGCCGGTGATGTAGGAGTAGGGCCCCTCCCATGTATAAGTGCTGACGCCAGTCTTCGCGCAGATGTAAAAGCTCGAGCTTGCCGCGCCGGCATCTGTCCGGACGTAGATCACGCCGAGGTTTGTTCCCGCGCTGCAGGTGGCGGAAGGAGCGCCGGCCCCTTTCAATTGCTTTGCGTCGAGGTAGGTGGTTGCCGCGTTAATGGCCGTCCTCACATTGGCGTGAGTGTCATTTCCGACGGTAGGTACTTGGGCCCCGAGCGGCGAAAGGCAAGCTACCGCCAAAAGCAGAAATCGTAGGGTTTTCATGGATAAATCTCAGTTGGTAGAAGAGTCGAAAAGAGGGTCGGAAACGCTGTCGAACAGCCCCGAGAAAGAATCAAAAAGAGTGCCAGCGCCGCCGCAGGACGTCGTTGGTCCGGAGCCGTTCCAGCAGATGGGCGCGCCGATGGTGCAGCCGGTGCACACGAAGGAGGTGGCGAGAACAGCAACAGAAGCCAGATCCGCGGTACCGGCATGCGCGGCTACGGTCGAGGTGGAAGCGTTGCCTGTGGTGCTGTTGCCGAGGAGCCCGGCTGGCGCGAGGTCGGCCGGTCGAAGCGCACGCAGCACCGCCGCACCGCTCGTGCCATCCGGTGTCATAAGTGAGAGGTTGCCGGCGCCTGAAGGAGTGGGTCCCGCTGGTCCTGGAACCGTGGAAGCAGCGCCAGTCGCGCCAGTACTTCCGGTTGGTCCGGTTGGGCCAGTGCTCCCGGTTGGTCCGGTTGGGCCCGTGGAGCCGGTGACCCCCGTGATGCCCTGAATTCCTTGGGCACCCGTTGGGCCCGTGCTGCCGGTTGGCCCCGTAGAACCCGTGGAGCCGGTCAGCCCGATGATTCCCTGAATTCCTTGGGGACCCATGCTCCCGGTCGGCCCGGTTGCTCCGGTAGACCCGGTGGCGCCGATGGTTCCCTGAACGCCCTGGATGCCCTGAATACCCTGAATGCCCTGCGCCCCCGTGTTCCCGAGTTGCGCGAGGAGCCCCCACGATCCCGGGTTCGTATCCGGCTGCAATCCAGTGTTATTGCTGGTTGCGATATAGCTCGAGCCTCCGAATGAGACCGCGTCGCCGGTGACGTAGGCCGTCCCAATGAGCCAGGCTCCGCGGAAGTTCACGGGAGGTCCGGTGTTGCCAGTCAAACCCGTCAATCCGGTATCGCCCTTGATGGAAACGCAGGTGCCCGGCCAGGCTGCATGAGACTTCGGGCCGTACAAGCATTGGGTGGCGGTATTGAGGAACATGTCCCCGTTGTTGCCTTGACCGTTTGTCGGCGGGATGATGCCGTTCAATAACGTGTTGATCGAGGCTGCCACCTGGGCGCCCGGCTTCAGGACCTGGGGGATCGTGTACGGTCCGCCTTGGGGAACGCCCCAGTTTTCGGAATAGGGTGTGCCGCGGGTGGGCTGATAGACGACGTAGTATGGCGTGCCTGTCGGATAGACAGTATCGTTCGCCGCGAGCTGCACCGTCATGACGCCGTTCAGAATGGGTGCAAGGATCGGCGCCGATCTCACGATCACCGTTCCCGATTGGATGGGCTGGGCGACGATGGTGATTTTGCCTGTGAAGAGCGTGCCGTCCGCGTTCGTGACCGTGCTCGATACGGTGGTGAGGCTCGGTTGGGCGTAGATCGAGGCGGCACCCAGGAAAGCGACGATAAGAAATTGTTTGTACATTTGGCTTAAACCTTGAGGAACAGATCCCGCTCAGCTTGCCGACGGGTGAGCAAACCAGGGAGGGCAACGTTGCCCGCGTAGATCCAGCGCACGAACTCCCTCGCCGCGGCTGCCGGCTGGCCGGCGTTGAATAATCGCAGGAGGGTCGACATCGTGAAGGCCCCGCACCCGATATTGAAGACGAGGCTCACCATCGCGTCGAATTGGTTCTGTGTCGTCTCCGGCCCTACCTTGCGATCGACGCACTCGACTGCGTCCCGCATGTCCTCGAGCAGCAGAGCATCGGCGCGCTCTTGCGTGATCACGTCGCCCATGAGGACGCCCTTTGTGTGCCCCCAGCCGATTGTGGGGACTCCAATAGGCCACTGTTTGGAGCGGACGGAATCCCGGTATGCCGATAGAACGCAGGACTCCGCTTTCTTGACGAAATTGGAAGCCGCCGGCGACGCCTGGCGCGGGTTCATATTGTTTCCTTTAAATTGTCGGGTGGATGAGATGGCTTTTTGCGGTTCAGATTGTTCTGGGGCTGGGGAAGATCGTGGTGGCGTTTACGATCGGGCGATCGCGATTCGCATGGCACCTAGGGTCCGGAATCGTCATCACCGCGCTGGGCGTGATGCTCTGCTTTACGCCGGAGCGCTCGCTGCCTTGATGGCGTCTTTGATTCTGGAGCTAACTGCGAGGTTCACCATCCAGTTGCCGCCCTTGGTCACGACCACGATGAGCTTGCTGTCGGCTGGTGTGAAGGTGTATTGGGCCTGGACTTTCTCGTGAGTGAGGGTGCCGGACTCATCGCCGTTTGCCAGCGTCGGACCCGGCGCCATCGTTACCTGGTGGGAGTCGGCGAGTTGCTTTTCGAGCTTCGTGAAGACGGCGGGATCAACGATGAAGGTCACAGGTGCAGCCGTCCACCGCCAAAGAGCATGAACAGAACCACGATGAGCAGGATCAGCCCGAGGCCTCCGCCCATTCCACCAAGCGGGGTTGAAAATCCTGAGTAATATCCGCCTCCGCCAAAAATCAGGATGAGAAAGATCAACAAAATAAGCATGTCTGTGTTTCCTTTTCGATTTGAGAGTTAAGAGACCTTCGTCGCCGTGTATGCGAGCGACACCGCGGTGTTGAGGACGTTGGTGGCCACCGAGGCAGCGTCCGGAGGGAGTTGCTTTTGCAGCACGACGACGGCAAGATTTTGAAGCGCGTTGCCGATCGCCGCTTTATCCCCGTCGACCAGGGTTTGTGTCAGCGGTACGCCGTACGTTTCGTACACGTTCTGGACCGATGAGATGCTGGCTGCCGCTCCTGAGTTGCCGGTGGCCTTCGCGATCGCGAGGACGATCGGTATGGCAATCTGCACCAGCTTTTCGATAATCGAGATGGTTTGCTTGCCTTTGTCGGACGAGAAGAAGCGCCCGATGGAGGAGAAGAGAGATTTGAGCCAGTTCACTTCGCTGACTCCTTAGAGGTGTCGGCAGGAGCGCAGCGCCACGATTTCTCAATGGTCAATCTGCAACCATCCTTGTGAAATTCTTTTTGGAGTGCGACTTCTAAATCCCCATACTCCTTTTGCGCTTCGGCAACCTTGACCTGTGCTTTGTCCGTTGCTTCCTGCACCGCGGTCTGGAGTTTCGCAATCTCCGCCTGTCCACTGAGTCGCGTGCCCTGCAATTCAATCTGGGCCTGCTGAAGTTTGAGCATCACCTGGGAGACGGCTTCCTGCCGCGCCGCGGGAATGGTCAGGGGGGCGGTGGCCGGTACCAGTGCCGGCTTGGGTGCGGTCTGCTGCGCGATCGCAGACGCTGCGAAAAGAAAGAGAGCGAAGAGAGTTTTCATATTGGTTAATTAACCGCGCCGGCTGTTGCGGTGGTGATGGCCGCCTGGGCTGCGGTCACCGCGGGCCCGGGATTCCGCATCATGATCTGCCGCACGTCCGCAATGACGAGACTTTTGATGAACGGAGCGAGCGCACCGTAGGCGAGTACTGTAGCCGTTGAGGAGATAAGATGCGTGGCATTCGCCGTCCCCAGCGTGCCCCGCGTCACCGCCACGACAGTTGCCGATGTGATACTGGTGATGCGCATGGCTTCGTTGTCGATCAACAGGCCCATGTCGACCGCAATGCCCGTGGTACTCGAGAGCGTCACGCTGGTCGCGTTGAGCGCCACGGCTGCCCCGGTCGTGGGGGACACCGAGATATTCGTGGCGCGGAGAGTTTGCGTGACCGAGTTCAGTGAGGAAAGAGCTTCGTCTGAGATGGAGCCGCTGATGGTGAAGGCGGTCTGCGCGATCGCCGACATGGCGAGGAGTAAGGCGAGAGAACAGAGTTTGAGTTTCATGGTCAGTTGGTTTTGATTCCGCCGGAGAAGGCGTGCGTCGTAATGCCCGTGCAAACCGACATCGTCCCGCCCCCTACCAGCGTGATTGTGGAGAAGGTGCAGGTGATCGATGTATTGACGCCGTTGCTGGCACCGATCTGATAGATGCCACTGCCGCCAACGTTCAGATTGCCGAGGACCGCGACGCCCCCGGCAGTGGGTAGGGTGAGGACGTCCGCGTTGTTCTGGCGAAGGGCGAACGGATGATTCGAGTAGGTGCCAAGGAATCCCTCTGTCGCCGTCTTCGATCCCCAATACGTCGTGATGCCGTCCGTGCTGGTCGCGCTACCGAATGCGTTGCCGCCATCGACACCAGACACACCGATGATTTCGAGCTTGTTTCCTGTGCTGACCGCGGGAGCAGAGTTGTTGATTTGAACCGAAACCAGCGTGCCGAACGAGACGCCGCCGAGAGTGTCGACGGCCATCGGCTGAGTAAATCCTCCCAATGCGGTGCCTGCAACCTGAGTGGAGGACGACACCAGCATCTTCATGCCAGAGTTATCAAATTGAATGTACCCGGCCCGGTTCCCAGTGACTAACGCCTTATAGACGCCACTGACATTCTGCGCGTTGAACGCTAACAGCGCACCGTTTCCTGAAGGTAGCAATGATTGAATACTGCTTACAGGTTGGGCTTGGTTCACGTTGTATAAAAGGGCCGAACCGAAATTGAGATTGGCTAGTGTGCTTGCTGCTGACCCGTTACCCAGATTGATGTTTCCCGCAGATGGCGCATAGATGTTGGCATACGCGCTCGCAAGCGGTCCGAGTCCAAAACCGTTCAGCGGCCTAAAGATTCCGTCCTTGTCTAGTCTCGCGCCCTCTGCCATGTCGCCCGTTAATGGCTGGGTATAGAACGCAAGCCCCCCTCCAAGCGATCCAGTGGCGTTCTGTTTATAGCCGAAGATTCCGCCCACCCGGCGCATGGTTGTCGGCAGCGTGGTGTCGTACTGCTGCGCAAATATCAGGCCCGCCCCCGTGCTGTTCGCTGCCCCACCGCCGAAGTACTCAAGGCGTGCCGTTGCGAAGCTGTCGTTAAAAGATGGGGTTATTGCGTTTCCTGCGTTGAAGGTTCCGAATACCAAATTGGCGTCACTGTCCCCCATGCGTCCGGAGCCGATGTTTAACTGGCCGGGCGTCGGCGAGGCCATGCCGATCCAATCCACTGAACCTTGGTAGGTGGTGTCGCCGCCGCCCAAGCTGTAGCCGTAGTTGGCGCGGACTTCACCCGTCGAAGCGCTGATGCCGAACGGGAAGGAACCGCCCGGATACCTTCCCTCGTGGACTTTGATGTCGTCCCAATACACCGTGCCGGTCCCAAATCCGCGAGACAGGATAATGCGCACGGACGTCCCTGTGCCTGTGGCGAATTGATGCCCGACCTGATACCACTGAGCGCCGGGATTTACCGCGCTGCCAGTCTGTACGTTGCCGGCGAAGCCGTCGTCGAGCTTCAGGAATCCATTGCCGGTACCGCCCGTCGTGCGAACCCACGCCGTCACGACGTAAGTCGTTTGCGTGGTCAGGCCGGTGATTGTCCGGTAGGTTTCTTCGCCCGCTGTTGGCTGGGCCAGGCTAAAGGTTCCACTGCGTGCCTGAATGGCACTCGTTGCGGATGCGGTGCCTGAAACGTCGAACCAGCCCGTAAGGCCAGATTCGAATCCTGAGTTGGTGAAGGTTGGGTCTCCGAAGGGGCTACATGATGTGGATTGCGCCACGCAGCCAAGGCCAAAGTTGTAGACGAAGAACCAATTGTTCGCCACGTTACTGGCCGCCATCGGGCCGAAGTTCTGATTGTTCTCGCCCATGCTCCACTGCGACTGTTTCGCCAGCGTCGATGCCGTGAGCGGGTGTGGATTTGCGAAGCTGTAGGTCCCGTTTCCGAAACTTATGGAGGACTCGCCGGTCTCTGGCGTAGCGACGCTCAAGAGGAGCTGGCTGTCCGATCCTGACGCGCTCGCGCCCGGCTGGCCGCCGTACTGGTGAATCCATTTACCATCGCCGCCATTCGGTACCGGGCAGCTTCCGGGGTCGATGCCGCACGCGGACCAAGATGCGTAGCTGTACCCGTTCGCATCGCCCGGATCCGGGCCGCCCGCGCCAATTTCCGCCGGCTGATCGTAGGCCAGATATCCGGTGTTGTATGCGGAGTTAGCCGTAATCAGAAATGGTGTGAAGCCAACAGACTCCGGCGTTCTGCCGAACACGTGGCGCCCTTCGTCCCGGCGTTCTGCACGGTACAGGTCCTCCGCCTTGTAGACGATATTGGCTGTCGCCTGGTCGGTGATCGCGATGATCGTCCCGTGCTCCGATGCTGAGATCTTGACGGGTGTCGCGATGATCGAGGTCACGACGTCGTTTACTAAGATGGCGCCCTGGAGGTAGGGAGAGATACTGACCGTGGCCGTCGCGCCGCTCACCGTGGCGTTGGCTTGGATCGTATAGGCGTGTCCGCCGACCGTGAAGACGTCGCCCGCCCGCAGGGTTCCCGAGCCGAGGCCCTTGAGGACGATCGTGAAGGCGCCGAAACTTGCCGCGGTGTTGATGGCTGCCGTTGCAACACCTTCCACCGGAGTTCCCCAGCCTTGCGCCTGCATGACGTTCGCGAAAGGGTCTGTTCCAACCGAAGCCGGGCAGGTGTCCACATATTTGAAGGTGTATTGCCGCACTCCCGGAAAGTGGATGGTCCAGGTGTCGGCATAGAGTCGCAGGCAATCCGCCACGCCATACCGCGCCAGAGAATCCACAAGAGGCATGATGGACGGCGCCTCCGATCGATTTCCAAAGGCGAAGTGGTCCGTGGAGTTGGCGTGCAGATTCGCCGCGGTCTGCTGGGTGTAGGTTCCCGTCAGCGTGGTCGATTTGGCGTAGGCGATCTTCTGACAGAACAAGACTCCGCCCCCGTTATCCGGGCAGGTGGAGTCGTTCTGGTGATCGACATAAGCGAGATAATACGCGGTCGATGGCGTGTCGTACAGTGGGAAAACGTCGAAGGTCTGCGTCGATGCCGTACCGGAGATCGTGTAGGCCGTCGCGGTGTACGCGGTCAAACTGACTGCCGGGTTATAGGCGGCGAACTGGGGATGCTGGGTGACGCCGTCGTCATTGGTCACCTGAAGCTGAATCCCGAGCTGGCCCGTTGGACCCGCCGAGAGATTCCACTCCGGAGCGAAGACTCCATTGCAGCCGGCGATCAGTGGCGCAAAGTTGATGGTCGTAATCGCTGAATAATTAACCAGGTCAGTGGTGCTCCAGACCTGCACCAGGCAGCTCGCCGTTGAGGGCGACGCGATCATCCACCAGGTGGACGTCGCGGTGTCGAGGTAGACGGAAGGATCTCGAATAGGAGTTGGAGACGGCCAGCCGCCCTTACGCAAAGGCCGGAAGTTGATGTAGTCACGCGAATAATCCCAATAGAGGCTCGCCGAATCGTCATCGCGGAAATGTGCGTACAGCAGCATCGGATTCGTGGGGCTGACAGAGGTGGAGTTCGCGCCCCCACACGGGCCCGCGGAGAGATTGTAGACACCGTCGGTATTGATGCACCCACCGCCCGGGATATCGTGTGTGGGAAGCCGGAAGATCTGATTTGAGGGAATCGTATCGGCGCCCGAAAGCCCCGTAAAATGCAGCCCGTTCTTAGCCTGGAATTTCACGGTCCCAGGAACGGTACCGGTCGCAGCGTTCGAACTCGGAATGATTTTCAGTTCCGTAGCCGACTGCTGGGCAGCCGCGATCGACACGAAGAACAAGAGCAGGAAAGCGATGTTTTTGATCATCAGGTTTGCGACCCATTGGGGCGGAACGAATCGACCGTCCAGACTGTGCCGTGGAAACTGAGGTTGTAGGTGTTCCGGGTATTGGGCCCGAGCGAGATTCCCTCTTGGCCTACATCCGAGGCATAGGCGCCCTGATACGGATACACGCCGACGTCATCCCAGTAAATCTGTCCCGTGGTTGCGTCGTGCGTTAGCTGGATTCGAACCTTGCCGGTCGCATTCGCCACGTAAAGCAGGCTGAGCCGCGTCCACGTCGGCCCGGGGTTGGCGGGGGAGCCGGTGACCACGTTCGCCCCCGTTGAATCGTTCAGCGTGAGAAATCCCGACGTCGACCCGTCACTGTAAAGCCAAGCCTCGATGACATAGGTCTGTCCGGAAGTGAGCCCAACGACGTCCTGGTAGATGACGTCGTTTGCGGTGACGTCGGAGGCCGCCTGGATGCCCAGAACGTTCCTCGATGCCGCAGTCGAAACCGTGGCCGGACCGGGCGATGTGCTCCAACCCGTTCCTATCGCTGATTCGAAGCCTGGATTCACCATCGCCAGGTAGGCGTTCCAAAGTGGATCAGGCCAATTCCCCAGGAAATCCTGATCGAGCCAGATCGTAACCGGGGGCATGCCGGTGGCGATGGTTCCGCCCGTGTAAATGATCGGCAGGATTTCGGCGATGGTAATCAGGGGTCCTGTGAAAACCGCCCAGTACGTCGGCGAAGTGTCCGGCTGGTGGCCGATGTTTCCGGCCTGCAGGCTGGCGTAAACGATATCGTTCCAGTACGACTTGTCTCCGATCGCGTAGGTCGTCCCGGTAAGCCAGCCCGACGTGACGGTGTTAGCGTCGAGTACCAGTCGATGCTGGAAGCCATTCGCCAGGTCGATTGTGAAGTGCTTGGCGCCGTCGATGACATCCGTAGCGTAGCCAGGGTTCGCAACTCCGCCTGCTATCGTCCCGACGTTCCCCACGATGTAGATCTCCCGGAAGGGAGCATAGAAATCTGGGAGGCTGGTCTTGTAGGCGTCTTCTGTCAGGACCTGGACTAGCACCGTTAAGCCCGCGGTGTTCTCGAGAGTAATGCTGCCGATCGGATTATCCGGGAGTGCTGAAGAGGTGGTGTTGCTGATCGAGGTGCCCGGCGAATCGAAGATCCAGTCCGGCTCGACCACGATCCAGACGCTGGTCGCATCCGGCAGTACTCCCCAGGTTCCATTGAGGGTCATCGTGGTGTTGGTGTTGCTTGCGATCGGCAATTCCTGCCCCGCACCCGTCCCCGCGATGATGAGGACATGATTTCCGATCTGATCGTCGACCCCTAATCCCGTCGGCCGGCCGGCGTTCACGAACTTCGGATCGCCGATGGTATTCGCACTGACGATCTTGCCCGTTGCCCGCACCGCCACGATGTCCCCGACCGTGTAGGAGGTTCCGTAGAGTGCCCCATGCTCCGAGAGCGTCATGAGGTCCGCTACCTGCGCGGTGATGCTGTAGTTCGGCTGCGCATTCGTCCCGGTGGTGTTGATGTCGAGTTTCGAAACGATGTAACCGGTCCAGGCGTCCGCCGCGAACAGGCCGTTGACCTTGATCTTGACCGTGGTGCCGCCGACGACGGTCGACGAGGTGACGTCCTTCCACCACACGCCCGGGATGACGACTTTCTTCGCGCGGATGTGGAAGTGGTCATAAACAACGTCCGGAGGCGAACCGCTGTTAATGAAGAAGTTCGATTTGACGATCGCTCCGCCCACCAGGCCGCCGATCGGGGTATTCCCCTGGAAGGTCATGGTCGGCTCACTGAAGCCGCCGTACAAATTGAAGGAGACCGTCGCAGGATCCGAGGTCCGGATGGGGATTTTATTGGTGCCGAGCGTGACACCCACCGCGGTGGTGACGTGGCAGAAAAGCGACATGGGCGATTCGTCGCCGCTTGCATCGACCGCTGTCACGCCGTAGATGCGCGTGCCTGCCGGGATGAAGCCGCCGGTGCTGGTGGAGCTGCCCAGTTGGGGAACCAGCGGGGGCTGCAGCGACGAGAAGGCATTGATGATCGGGTTGCCGAGGATGGTCGCGATCGGTACCGTATCGCCGCTCGCCGCGTTGGCATAGTCGACAGAGAAATCAAAGAATCCACCGCCATAACCTCCGCCGTTGAACATGGCGTCGTCGGCATTGCGAATCGCGGGGAAGCCGGACCACGGGTAAGGCGGCCGGTTGGGTGTCCCTTTTCGTGGATCGCTGTAGACCGGTGGCGGGTTCTGGCCATAGGCGTCCGTGTACCAGATATCCTCATGCCACCTGAAAGTCACCGAGGCCGTTTCGAAGTTCTGGCCGATGTCCTCGACGCTCAGAATGCGCACCAGGATGCCGGGTATCCCGAGGCCCACCGCTGGCGCGAAGCCGAGCTGCTGCCAACTGAACCCGCAGATATCGCCCGACCGCAGATGCGCCACCCGGTAGTTCGTGAATACTTTCCAGATGCGCGACCCACGGGTGTCCTGCAATTCGTTGCCGCGGATGTCCTCCGCCAGGCGCACCCGGGCGACCCGGATCCCTTGATCGAAATTGCAGATGCCTTCGACGGGCCAGTTCTCGATTACTTCGTTGCCGGCGCCGAAGCCCCCCACGCGCGCAATGTCATCGGTATCGGCTACCGAGATGGAATCCTGACTCCACTGGTTCTCTTCGTTTTGGAAGGCGAAGGTGATGCGGTTTGAGACCTGCGAGCTGTCGCGGGCGAGCTCGACGGGAGGCGCGGAGAGCGTCGATTCGTCGAACCAGAACGCGACGTACCCGCTGCCACCCGTGCCATTGGCATGCATCGAGGTTACGGCCGTGTTGTAGTTGCTCGTGTTGTGGCCGGTGGCGTCGAGGTTCGGCGAGGGCTGCTGGTCGGCCAGAGTTTTGCGGATGAAGAATTGACGCAGGCCGGTCGCGATGTCCGTCCGGAGCTGGCCGTTGCAGGAGTTGAGGAGCGCGAGGACCACCTGGTCAGTTGGCCGCCGCTGCTCAAACGCCACGGAGATCTTGAAGCGGGAGTGGGTGTTCGATGCGCCGGTGATGTCGATGTAGCTGATCTGGGTTGCGGCCCACGCCGCCTCGTTGATGAAGCTGTCGATATCGAGGTCGGTGAACTGGTAGTTCGACCAGGTCAGCCGGTCCATCACCATCCACGAGGGGTTAATACCATCTGCGTCCGGTATCCCGCGGCCCATGGTTTTGGTATAGCTGCCGAGACTCCCGGCGTAGATCTGAACCTTCTGGCCGCCCGATAGAACGCGAACGCTCGATCCCTGCACCTGGGAATAGATGACGTACTCGATCATCGCCATCGAGCCGAAGGGATCGCCGTTGCTGTTGTAGCCGTTATCGCTTGTGGGGATGCCGCGCCGGGTGCCGATGTGGTTTACGCTGCCGCGGTTTGCCGGGTTCCACCGGAAGATCTTGTTATCCGGACTATGGCCGTTGCGCGGTACCCAAATGTCATCGACCACGACGCCACGCACGTCGATATCTCCACCGACATCGCCAACCTGGCCCATCGAGAACACCACTTCTGAGCGGGTTGTGTTCGCTTCGTTGACGACGTTCACCCGGACGCCGTTCACCCAGCAGGTTCCGTAGACTTCCGGGATCGGCTGGTTATAGATGGAGTCGTTGCGGCTGCTGTTGGTGCTGACGTCCTTGCCCGTCAAATAGGACTTGCTGAGGGACAGGCCTGCTGCTGGCGCCCACTGAACTCCACCGAAGCTACCCGTCGGGCGACTCGCGGAATCGATGGTGTACATCCCGCGCGCCTGGCAATCGGACTTCGTCAGGCTGCAGCTTGTAAAGCCGGCGTTCCCGCGCGCCACTGCCCCGCCGTACACCGGATCCGTACCGCTTGCACTGGGACAATACCCGCATTCGAAGAAATGGGACGAGCGATTGAGCGCGCCGTCGAGCTGCTGCGCAAGAGTCGAGGGAAATACCCAGCCGCATCGAGACTGGAACCGCCCCGCCGGCGTGAACGTTTTCGAGAGGTTCTTTGTGGCCGTCGCGGTGACGGTGATCTTTCCATCCGCGCCGAATTGCGGCTTGCTGCAGACGCCCGTGAACTTGATCCACTCGTCGGAGGAATAGGCGTTCGTATTCCCCGCCGCGAAGATGAGGACGATGGTGAGGAGCGCGCCCTTGAAGCCTCCGCCCTGCTCGATCGTGGTGTAAAGGTCCCGGTTCGCATCCGCTATTTCGAGGGTCACGTTCGGGATTTGGTCGATGCCGGTCGAGGATCTCATTTGGAGGCCGGGAATACTCGAGTTCAAAAGTTGGGCGTAGTAGTTGTGCCCCGCGTACGGTGCGCCGCCTTCTATGGCGTTCAACGGGTTGGTTGAGACGTAGAGGGTGGTTGTTCCATCGAACATGAGGAAGCGCGCCAGCAGCAGCGGACGGCCCGTGACGGCGAGCTCCTTCGCCTGCGCTACGGTGATGGGGAAGATTGCCATGGAGGGCGGTTAGGGTGGAGTTATGCTGTCCGTCGTTGAGGTCTACAGAGAATGGCGCAAAGGATGCTCGTGTGGCTATCTCTGCCGCGAGTGCGGCTTCGCTGCGATCAAATACGCTTTGAAAGCGCTGATTCGCTTTAAGATTCTTGCGTCAGGCGATCCAGCATGTCCTGCGCCGCCTTCACCGCGTGAGGATCTTTCGACGAGGCGATAATTGCTTTCAGGTGCGCGTACGGGTCGGGCGGTGCTTCGAGATCTCGAACTGGAACGAGGGCTGTTTCGTCAGGCATCCGGGTCATCCCCCTTGGTATCCGGGGAATAGCCGCATCCGTAAAATGGCCTGCCCAAGTCCGCCGCGGCCACTCCGCCGAACATGCCGTGCGATCTGATTCGATCCTCATGCCGTTTCCGCGACTCCAGATAGGCCGGCGTTTTCTTAAACTCTTCGACCGAACACGCGCTCGCGGTGATTACCGGTTGGGGGAATCCACAATAAAGAACCTCGCGTTCGATAGAGACGCTGTCCACTACCAAACCGGTTTTCTGTTCGAACTGACAGACCGCCCGAGTGATTGCCCCGCGCATCTCTTCGAGTAGGGCATCCGCCATGGCTTGCTGTTGATCCATGGGAAGACTCGCGAGAATTCGGCATTGCGCCTCCAAGGGCGTTGGAGCAAAGCTGACTTGCATCGGTTCGGACAGGTCTCTCTTCCGTTGCGCCTCCCTCGCGAGTTCGATTTCTGCCGTACGTTGCTTATCCTCGGGAATATTCATATCAAACGTTGAATTCTTCTATAACCAGACTTTGAATCGCGCTCAAGTTGAACCGCGAGTGCGTCACCACCAGGTCGTCCTGTCCGAACCTGCAATTGGGATACGTCACCCCGTCATCTGGATCAGTGAACGAGAACTTGAGCCACATCCCGTTTACTCCGACGAAGAACTGCTCAATCAGCGCGAGGTCCGCATCCTGCAACACGGGAAACGAGAGAGGCCAGCGCCGTAATCCCCGCGTCGGAAATCCAGTGAGTCCATTTCCAAACCACGGGTACGAGTACCGCATTCCGCTAGGGCTTTCGTTGACGTCCGTTTTGTAGACGTCGCCCTGGCCGAACGGGAGCATGCACGAGACGCCCGCGCTCAATACCGGGAACGCCGTCAGTACGGTGGCCGCCGTCAGTGCCTGGGGAATCGTCTGGCGCAGCGGAAGTTCCGCGGTGAACAGGCCCGTCTTGTGTTCGAGCACCTGCCACTCGTCCCGCATGATCGTCAGGCCCGTGTAGGTGACGCCGGCGAAAACGAACGAGAGATCCGTTGCCGTCCGCCCCTGTGCCGCCGCCACGGCCAGGCGAATCGCTTCCTTGTCCGCACGTTGAATCCCGTCAAAGGGAATATTGAAATTGACGAGGGGCATGCGGCCTGGTGCGCGCTGTTCCTTTGCGTCCTGGAACTTCGTCACCAGCGTTGAGGTGCTGATGGTCCGGGTCAACGTGCCGAGCGCCGGCTGAATCCCAAATACGAGCGGGAGCGCCACTATCCACCTACAGTCGCGCGCGCGGCGGCCATCCCAAGCTCAGTGTGAGTGCCGAACTGCGGAACCATCGTGTTCGCCAGTGCCACGCCGTTGCGATTGAAGAATTCCTGCGGGTCAATCACGTCTCCGGCAACATGCACGACCATTTGCGGTCCACCGTAGGGAGTTCCGCCGACACCTGGAACTTGATTGTATGTCCCGTTGCGATACCATTGCGAATCCGGGGTCGCGCCGGTGGGATAGGGGCTGAGGTTCGAGCTTCGCACGTCACCCCATGCCGAATAGTCGGAGTATCCGCCGCCGGTTCCCATTGCCACGTTTTTCGCGACTGGCGCTTCGAACTTGGCGTTGCCGAGGGTCTTATCGATGAACTCCTGGCGCATCTGCTTCGGATCTCCCATCATTTGCCCAACGACGCTAGTAACAAGCGCCACGCCTGCTAGAACAGCCTTGCTGATGGGTTCAGGGTCGAGCACGGCCGCGGTCCCGGTTATAGCAGAGATTCCCTGCATAGCGCCTTTACCGCCGCCTCTCTTGAAGCCCGCAATTGCCTGCTGGGTTCCCCCGATCACGACCCCGGCTGTCCCGATTGCACCGCCAACCCGCTCGCTGGTTGAAAGCGATTCAGAGCCGTTCGGTCCTGACGATACGCCTGTGGCAATGCCTCGGATATCACCCGTGTACTTCAGTCCGCCAGCCACGCCAGAAAGCCCGCTATACGACGTCGAGTTGTTCCTCGAGGGAGACAGTCCGGCGATCCCGCCCAAACTTAACCCGAGACCCATGCCGTCCTGCATGATGCCGCCAAACGATAAACCAGTGCCGTTGTATGCGCCGCCGACTCCGCCACCGCTCGAACTTGCGTAGTTGAAGCCGCCTGCACTGCCGGTCTGCAGCGCGCTCGCGGCCCCCATAAGTTGGGAAGCTGCAGTCTGCAGCGAGATGCCGGCTGTATTGAGTAGCGCCGCGCCCTTATCCGCCGGATCTTTCCCGAGAATAGTGCCCTTTGTAATGCGGTCCCAGAGTGTCCCGCTCGGCTGCGTTCGGTCCGCGCTCCCGGGGTGCAGCATCGCATCTATCCTGGGAAATACGGTCTCGGTTGCCGCGTTTGTGAATAACTGCTTCCCGACACCGAGCGCCTGACCCTTCACAAAATTGCCAATACCACCGCCGCCCGTCACCGCATCAAAGAGACCACCAGCTACTCCCTCGAACTGTCCCTTACGTTTGGCCTGTAGGTTGATCAGCGCCATGCTTTGCTGCTTGGCCACGTCGAGCCGGTCCTGGTCGAGCTTCAGTAGGTCGCGGGTGGTTTTGAATTCCTCTTCCGCCGAACTCAGGCGAAGCTGACTCAGCTTCATCGCCATCTCGTACTCGCCGTTCGGTCCGGCGTTGAGTTCGATGATGCGGGATTGAATATCGGTTGCTGCTTGAAGTGCGGCTAAATGCTTTGTGTCCGCGCGGGCGGTTCGATCCTGTATGCCTGTTACATACGCTTCGTTGAGAGACTTGTCATTCGCCTCGTATGGTTTGTTTCGGTCTGCGGAGGTGGAGACGAACGCCTGGTCGGTGCCGAGTTGCTGCATGCCAGGTGGCAGTGCGCCGCCGGTGATATTGAAGCCTGCGTCGTGGGTGCGGAAGCCAGTCGATGGATAAAGTGACGGAGGCGCCGTGTCGCGATACGCAAAATCCGCACCGAGGAAGCTCTCGTCCGATTGTGGGTTGTATTCGCCGGCACGTCGAAGCCTCGGCTCGGTCCGTTTCTTGTTGACCTTGGTGATGTCATCCTGCGAAACGACCGTCTCAAGTGCGCCTGACCCGAAGTGATAAAACCCGGTGCCCTCCTGGTTCATCTTCGACATCTTTTCCAAGATGGCCAGGTGCGCAGCTTCGGCCTTAGAGATCATCTTGACGCGGGTTTCATACGCTGCCGCGGCACTCTCGGCGGTTTGCCAGGTGGTCCTGAGTTGCGCGACCACATCCGCAGTCGCGCTTCCAGCAGAGTCCTGATAGGCCAGCCTCGCCTTGACGGCCTTTTCGCGGGCATCTGTTGCGCTCGCCGTGGCCCCGGGGAGCGTAAATTCGTAGGCTGCTTTATCGCGCGCCCCCATCGCTCCGCCGGCCGCGACACTGCGGTTGATATTGCCGACTGGATCGGTGTAATACTGGCCCTTTTGCAGGCCGAACGGAGCACCAGGAAAGTGGGGCGGAATGTTCGATGTTGTAGGAGGTTTTGTGAGGTCTACTCCGCTAAGGTCACGTAGGTAGTCCATCCCAGTACCGCTCCGCGAAGAGTCGGAGATGCCCGGGAAATCAAGGAATCCTACGTTCTTCCCTCCACCTTCCCCGACCATCGCGCCGAGGATCTTTAGGACCACTTCCGCACCCTGCAGGACGATTTTCCCGGTGATGCCTTCCTGGAAGGTGCGCTTTACGATTTTCCAATGCTCTTCGAGATCATCGAGCGCGTCATCGTATGCATTAAATTTCTTGAGCTGATCCTCGCTTGGACCGACGACGTTCAATTCTTCGGCATGAGCCAACGCCTCATTGAGCTTCAGGAATACCGGGAGGCTCTCAATACCAGCACGCCCGAGTGCTTCAACCGCCAAGGCAGCGCGCTTCGCCGGATCGGTGACATTATTTAGCCCAGCGCTAATCTGTCTGAAAATTCCGGACATCGGCAGCAGTTGCCCATTTAGTCCCCGCGTTTTAACGCCTAGTTCTTCGAGCGCCTCGCGCGTCTTTTTGCCCGCAGCTCCGCCATCCGTCAAGCCTTCGGAAAGCTTGCGCATGGAGTGCTCAAAAACGGATATATCTGATTCTGTCTGACGCGCCGCGAAGCCAAACTGCGCAATTTCCTTGGTGGTCATGCCAGTCCGAATCCGGACTGCTTCGTACTGCACTCCCATATCCGCAAGTGCTCTCGCGGCCGAGAGAGAAGCTCCGACAACGGAAGTAATGACGGCCAGACTGCCTCCGAGGGCTACGCCGGCGCTGCCGAACTTGCCGAGCAGAGATCCTACGGCGGACTCCGCACTGGCAAGCGGATCCTGAACCAGGGATTTGATCTGAGAAGGGAAGGACTCAAATCCAGTTTTGGCTTCGCCCTGTTGTTTAGCCTGCCCGATCTTGTCTGAGATCGAGACGACCTTGTTCATCGCTACGGCGAGCTTCTCTATCTCGGCTGTGCCGGTTGCCTTGCCGTCGATTTGGAGTGATAAACGCTCGTTCGCGCCCATTATTTCTCAGTCATCTCGATTGATTCGGCTTCATATTTCGCGTACGCCAGCACGTTGACAACGTCAAACCACCACGCCGGCCATTTGTCAGGATTCGCCCCGTATTTGATCGCTCCAAATTCGCGATGCGCCGTCGTTGCGGCATAATACTCCCCCAGGAGCCACTTAGATTCGGGGGAGATGAAGGAGGTGGGGCACTCGGTAATTGCCGTCGACTGAACGACATCAAATGCCCCGTCGACCTTGCGGTTATTCACGTAGCGATCGCGGTGCTGGTACGTTGCTTTCCATGCGGCGTCCTTACGATCAGTAAGCCACTCCAGCGGAAAGAACAGTTTGCAGTTCCGGCCCTTGTGGAGCTTTAGGCGCTTGCAGTGACCGCAGTCGAACTCTTCGTTGCTTCGCTTACCACTGGTTCGGTTGAAATGATAAGCGGTTGCGAGTTTTTTCGCTGAGTACTCGTGAGGCCGGAGGCGATTTCGCACTCGGCATAGATCTCGCGCACGAGGTCGTCGAGTTCCGGCGTTGCGCACGTAGTGAGCAGCTCCGGCGTAGCCGGTTTGCCGTCGATCTCCAGCCCTTCGATGGAAACGAGGCCGGCGCGAATCGATGCCGGTAAGAGGTAGCTCGAAAGAACTAGACTGAATTCGTAGTCGACGGCGGCCAGTTGTAAACCCACCTCGACGAGTTGCGGATTGGCCGCTACGAGGGCTGCTCTCGCTCTATCGAGATCTTCCCGTCCTGACAAAAGGGGATGAGGTGGCGACGTTGCCCGCTGCTCGTCGGTGAGAGTCGAAATCTCGACATTGAGAACTGAAATGCGCGAAGTAATCGCTACGATCTTAGGATTCGCCGCCTCCAGCTTTTCCTGCTCTTGCTTAATCTCCCACCATCGCCGCGTGAGGTCATCCGCTTTCAGCCGCTGCTCGAAGATTGGAAGATCCCGCAAGCTGCGCTGAATGCGAGAGAGTTTCCGGATGGTGAAGGAAACCCCCTCGCAGGACGTGGACTGTTTTGTTTCCTGCGTCTTGACGCTGATCATGAAGTTAAACCAGATGAGACGGGACCGAAGGTGATCCCGCCGTTGGGAACGTGGCAGGTGATGATCGCTGCCCCTGGAGAATGTGGATACAGACTGGGAAGTGCGAGGTGCGGAGGGTATTCGTATTGGTGGATGAAAACCGTGCTCTGCAAAGAAACGACAGTGATCTTGTCACCCTCGATCCGAACTTCCGCGGTATTGGGAAGTTCGAGCGTCAGCCCATCTTTGGTGGTGATTTTCATAGGGTCTAAGTAAGCACCAGGCTGTATGCGTCGACCGCGGTGTAGGTGGTTTCACCAGCCGTCGAATCGTCGAAGTCGACGTCGAGAGCGTTGCCGTTATCATTCCAGTGCGCGTTGCCGAACTGGACGTTCTTGAGAATGTGGGTAGCGGTATAACCCGCACCCGAGCCGCTCTGCACCAATGTGACATCCATTGGAATCTTGCTGACAGAGGCGTTCTTAATTGCCGCGAGCGCCGCGCCGGTCGAATCCTGGAACTTCAGGGATTTCAAATTGACCATGTGGGTGCCCGGGAACGAGGCGAACGTGTAGGCGTCTGCGTAACCGTCATTGCGCGAGGCCGCGCCGGTGACGATTTCGAGTTGCGCCGAAATGAATTCCGCCGTCGCCAGGCCGCCAAACGTAGCCGACCCGTTATAGGGAAGGATGATATTGCCGACGGCCGCCGCGGTGGGCTCTGTCGGAAAGGCGGACAATCCCGCTTTGGCGATGGTGGTTTCCGTCGCGAACTTATCGCTGATGAGGGTGTAGCCGGCCTGCCCTTCATAATCGATCATGAAGTAGCCGCCGCCGCCGAGGTTCAGCGTGCAGCGTGTCGGGATGTTGCCCCACGAGAGGCGGTTGGTGGCCGCGACGTCGATCCGGTTGTAGACCGCGATCAGGAAGGGGAGCGTTGCAAAGCCGAAGCCGTACGTGACGCTGCCGCCCCCGGCTACCGAAGCCTTGCCGAAGATCGACGCGAGCATGGTGTCCGCGTCCGGCGCCGTACCCGCAGTGCCGCTCAGGAAGAACGCGAAACTGCCACGGACGGAAGCGCCACCCTGACGCCCGGGGATACCAACGAGCTTGCCGCCCGATCCGATCTTGAACGTCGGCTGGACGAGCTCAGTGGCTGTCGGCATGTCGATCGACACGTGAGGCAGCCACTTCCACGTGGGTGAACCGGGGATTGCGCGAAGGGTGGTCTGGGGCGCAATAAAGCACCGGATGGGTGCGGAAGAACTGAATACGGCCATGGATTTAAGTGCTCCTCTTGTCTGTTGGTGCGGGCTTGGCCACGCTAGGGATTTCCGCTGCAGCCGGCGGTGCTGGTGGGGGCGCCGCCAAAGCCGTGCGGTATTCATGCAGGGCTTCGCGCGCTGCGAGCGGGTGATCCGGAGCGCTCTCGGTTGCCGCGAACTTATCCGCCGGCAGGAGAGGGATCCGCTGTTCGAGGATCAACGTTTTGGCTTCGGCGGGATCGAGATCAACCGCCTGGCCGAATTCTGTGAAGAGGTGCTTGCCGAGAACTTCGGCCCGGCTGCCGACGAATACATATTTGTTCATAAGGGGAAATCTTTTTTTCAGAGGGAAATTGAAGCGGAACCGAACTGCGACTCAATACGGATGAGCTGGTGGAAGCCGTCTTTCAAAGGCTGGACTGCCATGCGCACGGACTTGGACTTACGTCCAAACAGCACGCCGGCCGGCCAGACGTTGTCGGGATTGTTGAGCGTCAGGAGCACCGCATCCTCGACCGCATCCATGAGGTCCTCGGTGTTGCGCTCCGCGCCTTCCCGCAACCGGACATAGAAGTCGATGGCGAGGATTACGGCGCCGAAGTAGGGAATGCCCCGCGGCTCGCCGACATCCTCCGCTTCGGTTGTGTAAACCGTGACCCCCGGGAAGTCGAGGAGCCGGCTGTCTTCCACGCGGTCCGGCTCGACAAAGCACTGCGCAAAATTGCGCGAGGCTGCGGTAAAGTCGATCGGGAACGCGAGTATCCCGTACGTCGAGGCAAGCGCCTGGAGTGCCGGATTGAAACCGGTATCCGGATCGGCGAGAAACGCGACGGCCGCGTCACGGACTCGCTTGCGATACTGGAGCGCCACGCTACTAGGCCGCCCTTCGGCCGGTAAACGCTGCGATGACTTTCTTCACGTTCGAGCTCCACAGCTTCGCCGCGAAGTCGATAATCTTCTTCTGGTCCATCTCGCTGAAGGAGTAGAACGGTGTGCGTCTTTCGTTTGAGAGCGCTTTAATGCGGGCCATGCGGGCGGTGAAGGCGATCTTTACCGTGGTGTCGTCGGCATAGCGGACCGTTGAGTTGTCGAGCATGTGGCCGTTCTGTGCGCCGGTGCCCCACATGTCGCGGATGGGGGCGAGGCCGTGGGCTGATTTCCACGCCGCGTAGCCGGCATGCTGTCGCAGGAACTTACCGTTGACTCTGATGGCCGACGTCTTGGTAGAGAGCGGGGGGAATGCCGCATCGTCACTGCCTATCCCTGAGCGGGTGCGCGCGATGACGGTCTTATTGGCGAAGCTGCCGAGCTGCAGCATTTGGGACGTGTTGAAGCTCATCGGACCACTGCCGCCGATGCGGATCTTCTTGCCCTCGAATTTGATCGCTACCGTGACTGCCATTTTTCAGATACCGAGCCAACGGAGTTTGAGCATCGCCGAACCTTCAGTCGCGTCGAGAAAGATCTCGTCTACCTCGTACGTCCTGCCGGCGTTAAACCCGTTCGCGGTTACCGAGGGAATGAGGAGATCCCCCTTTTGCGGACCAAGGGGAATGTCCGAAATGAGGACGAGCACTGTGCCGTAGAGAGCTCCGGAGGGGCCCGCGTATTCGCCGCCCGTTTCTACGTCAGCGTTGAACTGGAATGGAGCGATCTCGTCGAAGTTGACGCTCGCCGGCCGGGAGTAGGTGACCGGTTGCCCGAACGTCGCGATCACCGTCGCGTTCAGGTCATCGAAAGCCGTTTGCCATGAGAGCATTTGAGTAGTGATGAAGGACTACAAGATCGTTACGAAAGCGAACGAACAGGCTCTCGCGGAAGAAGTGAAGCTACTCCTCCAGGACGGATGGATCCCTCTGGGAGGAGTAGCGATCGACAGTGGCTTCACGCTGTATCAGGCGATGGGTTTGCCTGACACAACAGCGAAGCCCGAACGAACTAAGCGATTGTCAACTTCTGAATCACTGCCGGCTTGAGGCAGATGGGCAACGGATTCGATTGGCATTCGACCTGGATACCCTTGTCGAAGTCCATGGGGCGCTGTTTCGCATAGAAGGGCAGGCCCTGGGTATTGACGGTTTCCATATAGTCCGCCGGCGCATAGAAGGTCCGGAAGACCGAGGTTCCCATGGGGAAGAGGTAGGCCGAGCCCGCGTCGATCATGAGCTGGCTGTTACCGGACGAATCGGTGACCGCGCCGGTGTAGTTGATGAAGGTGACGCCACCAAATTTAAAGCCCTCAATGTTGTTGAACACGCCCTGCGAGTTCACGCGACCGTTCGCGGAAGAGAGGTCCTGATTCAGTGCCTGTCCATTGTTCCAGAACTGGAATGCCTTCTGGACGTTCGGGTGAGACACTAAAGCGTCGTAGAACGTATCGGAGCAGAGCACGAGAAACTGCCCGCTAATTTCGCCGCGAAGGGCTGCGATCGAGGCGCGCTTTACTCCAGCGATCTTACCGAGCACGTCGGTGGTGGCAGTGGCGAGGGCGAAAGAAGTGCTCGCCTGCGTGATACCGAAGTCGCCGTAGATATCGAGGATGGTGGAGCCGAGGCCGTCCTTGACCAGACCAGCTTTCAATACACCGAGGCGCATCCACTCGAGCGTCTGTTCGAGCTTCTTGCGCATCTCCATCATCTTCCTGGCGAGCAGGTACTGCGCATCCTGCATGGCATCCGACTTGCCCGGCATCCGGCGTCCCTGCATGTCAGAGGCGAGGACCGAATCGAGAATCGGGAAGTGAGGGATCGCATACCCGCGGCTGCGGGCGAGCGCGCTTTTGTTCGCGACACCAGGTCCGCCCCAGGGGGTTTGCGGCAGCAGTTGCAGCGTAGTGCCGTCGAAGTCGACAACCACAGTGCGCTGCGCGACTCCTTCATCGGTAAAGAGGCCGAGGGCGCCGAGGGATCCGTACTGCGGGGGAAAGTCATTGACGAGATCAGTAAGGGCGACTAGGCCGAACTGATTGCTGTTGAATACATCTAAAATATTGGGCATTTGTTCCTTCCGCCCTCTCGGCGGTAGTTGATTTGTTTTTGGGTTAACGGTTGAAGGCCCCGCCTATCTCTCTTCCCTGGGCTCGAACAAAGTTCTTCGAGATGAGGTGTTCGACCGTCGGGGCCGCCGCGCCTAGCTGCTAATAGTCCTGTCGGACCGTGATGCCGAGGGCGAGAAGCTGCGCAATGGCCGTTACCTTCTGCGCTGCAAGAGTGGTGGGGTCTGTCGACATACCGGCGCCCCAGACGATGCCGTTGTATTTGAGGATTACCGGACCGCGGACGATGGCGACTGCCTGGGCGTCGGCCGCTGCGGCATTGGCTGCCACGATGAGGATTCCGCCGACGTTCTGTGAGCCGTTCAGATTGGCGGGGGTGAGCTGGGAATACTTGCTCGAGCCGGCCGCCACCGTGACATCGAAGCCATCGCCGACGATAAAGTCGGTCGAGCCGTCGGTCACGGCGAACTTGATGCGATCGGAGAACGTGGCCGATGCGCCGGAGCCGGTATAGAAGCCCTCTCCGAGTTCGACTCCCTTGGGATCGGTGACGCGGAAGGTGATCGCGTTCGCACTGGCCGCGACAACACGCACGGTATAGAGTCCCGCAGTGGCGTTCGCCTGGACTGGGGCGGTGGCGTCGACGACCAGGGTGCCGTTACCGGTGTTGGCGCCGGATGCCTTGACGGCGGAACTTGCAGCGCCGAGGGAGATCTGGCCGATGATCTGGCCGATTACCGAAGCGGGAGTGCCGCTGACGAGGGTGATGGTTTCGCGCGAGTAGTTGAATGCCTCGGCTTCTTCGGCCAAGACGACGTCGCTAATGCGGGTGGATTCGTAGAGTACAGACATGTTCGTTTTTCCTTTCGCGAAGAACTACTTTCGCGCTCCCTTTCCCGTGAGTTGCGCAGTGATCTCGCTCCACGGTTTCGGCGTGCCATGCTCGGTCGGTTCGCCGTCCTTGCTCGACTTCGCAGCCTTCACGCTGGACGCTGTGTCGATTTCGGTTTTCGCATCTGCGGCAACCTTGTCGGCGAGCAGCTCGGAGGTGACCTGGCTGAGCGTTTTCTTTTGGCGGATGAAGTCCGTCGCTTTGGGGCTGTTCGCGATTGCGCACATGTCGGCAATCAAGCCGGCTTCCTCGAATCCACCGCTGCGCGCTTCGGTTACGAGCGTCTGAATCTCTGCGGCCGTCGGGACGGGTACTGGGGTTGCTACCTGCGCGGCGTCCGCAATTTTCGTTTCTGCCATCTGTGTTTTGTCCTTTGTTGAATTGGTGGCGGATGCCACGCGTTGACTACCCCGCATCAGCGGGTACTTGTTTTCTTCGTCGTCCTGGTTGTCGTCTTCGATTTGCTGTGAGAGCGCCGCCCATGCATCGGTGACGTCTCCGGCCACGTCGGCCAAGCCGCTCGAGAGTGCTGCCTTCGAGCCCTCGTAGCAAAATGCGCCCAGCTTCACGACCGCGATCGGCGACATGTCTCTGCCGGTCGCTACGGCGCCGACGAATTCGCCATAGAGCCGGTCGACATCGGTTTGAATCTTGAGCTGTGCCTTTTCGCTCAACGGCTGGTAGGGATTGCCGTCTACTTTGCCCTCGCCGGCGGAGATGAGCGTGAACTTGACCCCAGCCTTTGCCAGCATTTCGCTGTAGTCCCCGTGCGCGCACCAGACGCCGATCGACCCTACGCCGCCAGTGGTCGCAAAGACGAAGATCTTCTCGGCCTGGCATGCGAGCAGGTAAGCCGCGGAATAGGCCATCGTTCCAGCCACCGCGTAAACCGGCTTCTGTTCGCCAGCCCTCGCAATGACCGCGGCGGTTTCAAACGCATTGTCTGTTTCGCCGCCGGGGGAATTGACGCAAAGGAGAATGCCTTTGACCTCCGGGTCTGCCGCGGCAATCTTGACCTGGTCCTGAATCTCGCCGTACGTTGTGCCGCCCCACGACCATGGATCGTTCGAGAGCGCACCGCTGATGTCGATCATGGCGACTCCGCCTTCGATGCGATAGGGAGCTTTTTCGCCGAAGTAATCCGAGACCGCCGACATGTTGACCAACGCCGGGCGCGATCCGAAGCGCTGCATAATCTCGTCGAGTCGCTGTGTTTTATTTGGCATTAGGGTCTTTCTTCTTCTCCGCGGGGGCTGATTCCGTGGCATCGGGCTCGTTGGCTGCGTTGTCGCCGGGTGCGCCGTCGATCGCTACCCGCGAGGCGCCATAAACCGGCATGATGCCTTTCGCCTTCTCGCGTATGTGGTCCCGCTCGATCTCGTCGTCGACTTCTTCCACGTCACGGCCCCGCGATGCGACTTCCGCTTCACGGCTGGTGAGGCAGGACTCGATCTGCATGCGAACTGAGGTAACGTCGGCCTGCGGATCAACCCAATCCCACGGATCCGGGAGCCATTCAACGCTCAAATATTCTTCGGGATGCGCCTTGTAATCTGAGGGGTCGATGATGTTGACGAGCGCCGCGGCATCGCACCAGGCCCGCCAAATCGGCCGGTTGAACTGGTGATCCATGACAGACTTCTGCCACTGCCGCCAGATCCGCCTCAATGCCAGCAGCGCGATACGCGAGCTCGAGTAATTCGCCTGGCTGACGTCGCCCGTACCCATGGCGTAGGTCACGCGCGCAAGGTTCGCGACGGTGCGCTTGTGCGCCATCACGAAATCCTTGTAGGTCATCTCTACGCCGGGGGGCGAGTAGAATTTGAACTCTTCGTTCGAATTCGCGTCGAGGATGGTGATCTGACCGGGCTGGCTCTCGGTGTACTGTGTGCCTGCAGGCGCCTGATCGTTCCCCACCGCGTTTGAGACCAGCAAATTGGGGTCGTCCGGGGTGAGTGTCGTTTTCGAGGCGAACAGGTACGAGCCCAGCTTCTGACGGTAGAGTGTGGCGTCCTCGAAGTCATCGAGGTCACCCGCGGCTACGAGGATGGGGGCGAGAGGCGTGATGCCGCGGATCTGATTCCCGCGGATGAACTCCATCACATGGAGAACGTTCTGCGAGGGGACCCGTACTACCTCGTAATCATTTGGAAAGAGGATGCCGTCGCCCGGGTGAGCCCGGTAGAAGTGATACGCGACCCGCTGCTGGATGATGTCGAACTCGATCGACCCGACGATTCGATTGTTCGGGGATGCCGTATCGCCGGTGGTGCGCCATTGGGCGAGTTGCTCGGGCTCAATGAGATCGATTTGCAACGGAACCCGAAGGCCGGAGGGTGAAAGATCCGCCGCAAGCCGAGGCCGCAATCGCGCGAACGCTTCGCCTGCTTCGATGACGTTGCGACAAACGAGCGCCTGCTGGGTGAAGAAATCCTGCAACGAATCGGGCTTGCCGTCCGAGCCGATCCGCCTCGAGGCCGAAGACTGCTTCGTCCAGAGGAAGAACTCTTTCTCGAGCATCCGGCCGATGACCGGGTCCTTATGCTTCGAGTGCGGCCTGATCCCAGCCCCGATAACCTCCGCGATGAACCCGGTGACGCAACTCGCCATGAGCGGGTTCTCCATCACCTGCTTTCGGGTGCGTGCCGTCAGCATCGCGCCGTCCGTCAACGCGAGCGAGTTCACCCCGCGGGAGGTCGAACCCATGCCGATCATGCGCCGGCCTGAAGTTGCGGCGTTGTAGCCGGAGGTACTCGAGGCGAGAGTGCGGCCAGTAAAGGCGGATGCTAGGGAAACGCTGAAGTTCATTTAGGCTGGGAGCCTTTTGGGGTCAAGTCGAACTGTGAAGCCCGCGTCTCGTGCCTTTTTGTTCAACTCAAATTCCCGCTTCAGATTCTTCATCCAGAGCCGGTCGAAATGCTTTCGCTGATGGACAGTCATTTTTTGACAGGAGTACTCGTGGCCAGACCGAGAGCGACTGCGGTGAAGATGATGCCGATGTAAATCGGAGCGGCCGGGCGGAAGATGAACCACAGCCCGGCCGAGATCAGGAGGGTCCCGATGGCCAGCAGGACCGGGGGAAACAGTAGGAAT